ACCGACACCGACAGTCCGGCACCGACGTCACCCCGGCCCTCCTGGCAATCGGGGCACTCACCCGGGCGATGCCGGAAGCCGAACGCGAACAGCTCGCAACCGTGTTGGCCGAGTCGATCGGGAAGGTACTGCGTGCCAAGCCCAAGCCTGCCGCACCCAAGCGGCCCAGGGAGCCCGCGAACGATGCGGACACCGTGCGCAAGGGTGAGGTCGCAGTGCTCGACAAGGCGCGCAAGACCCGTGAGGCACTCCTGACGGGTAGCAAGTCCAAGTGATGACAAGGCCCGGCGGGCGAACCCGCCGGGCCTTGTCTCGTCTCTACGTTGTGGATCCGGTACCTGTGTTCGATTCTCTGTTCTACCGGCCGCGCGCAAGCGTGGTCAGTTCTGTGTCTGGTGTCTCTCGCGCTATGTCGGGAACGGCCGTTCGATTCGGCGACAGGACACGCGGATGTTCCGTTCGTCATGGAATGTCCTGGTCATGGAAGGTAGCTAGTCATGGGGAGGATGGACTGACCCCCCGATACGACGGTTGCCCGCACCTCGATGTAGCGGTTTTCCGCTCTGTCATGGATGGTTACGTCGTGCAGGAGTTTTCATGTACGGCTTGCGGGGAAACCGTTGGCATCGCGTATCAGATCGAGGACGGAGGTAGCGATGACCCATGTCCGTGACAACGCGGTGATCGTTATCAAGGATGGAGGTAGCGTGAAAACCAGGCGTAAGCAGCGGCAACGCGCAACGGCGCTGAACGGCACGATCGACCGGCGCATGATCGACCCGCGGGTGTGGGAGGCGGCCATGGAACTTGCCGGGCGCGACACGCGGCGTATCCGCACGGTGCCCGGGTCCACGGAAGCCGTGCGCGTCGTGAACAACCCCGGTGACAAGTGATGTCCCAGTCCGTGGGGACCGGGACGCTCACCTTCACAGTGGTGGGCGCCGTGGTGGTGGAGGTCGTGGTCACGTGCATCGTGCTGGCGTGGCTGTGGCCCGCGTGATCATCAGCCGCGCCGAGTACGAGGCCGAGTGCATCCTCCTGGACAAGGAGGCCGCACTCGGCCTGATCACTTCCGCCGAGGCGGAAGCAGGCAAGAAGGAACTTCGGAACAACGTCGTTGGAGGTACGTGGTGAAGGATCGAGTCATGGAAGCCGCGAAGCAGTACGGGATGGGTGTGCTGCTCGCGGCGCTCGCCGCCAGCGCGGCGGGTGTGTGCAGCCAGATCGCCTACAACCAGGGCAGGCAAGCCGCCGAGCAGGAGCTGGTGTGTGGGTCGTTCACCCACAAGTGGGAGGACTACAACGGGTGTGAGGTGCTACCCGACTACCTGCCCGTGCTGGACATGGCAGCCCCGCCCTACGGGGAGGGCGCCGAGGAGGACGACCCGGGATGGGACTGCCGCATCCAGGGTGACCAGGTGTGCGGCGTGATCGTGAACGGGCAGCGGTACCTCATGGACTACGAGCAGGGCACCTTCGGGCCCCGGGAGGAAGCCGGCCGCCTCGACTGCCGCACCGACGACGACCGGGTGTGTGACGTCTGGATCGGGGGTGACCTGTACGGCATCGACTTCGAGCTCATGGAAGTCGTCGCGTTCTGACCCACCCCAGGCCGCGCCCACACAGTGTGGGCGCGGCCGTGGCCATCATGGAGGAAGCATGACCCGAGACATCATCACACTGCCCGCGCCGCTGCCTCGGGCGGAGCTGACCAGCACCCTCACGGAACTGGGGGTGCGCAGGGTGCGCATCCTCGCCGCGGTGGTGGCGGACGTGTACGTCATCGTCGACCCGGACACCGGGGAGGTGAACCACGACCGCATCGCCCACGAGATCGCCGACGCGGTCACCTACCGGGCGACGAACCTGACCGAGACCGAACCCGGGGATGCGCTGGTGTGCGTCGCCGAGAGGGAGTTACCGGTCCAGGTGGAGATCGCCCTGACCAGCATGTGCATGGCCAGCACGCCCGCCCGGGTCGCCGAGCTGGCCGAAGGGTTCGCGGGCGAGGTGTTCTGACACAGACCGAGCCCCCCACAGCCTCGCGCTGTGGGGGGTGGGTGTGTGGCAGAGGGCCATGCAGGATGGAGGTAGTCATGAAGGACAGGACCAGGCCGGGCAAGTTCGTGGGCCTGTGGTACGGGGGACTCGACTTCTCCCCGGGCGAGTGGGCGACGGACGCGGAGATCTTCGACACGCTCGACCACGCCCGGGAGGTGTTGCGTCAGCGGTTCGAGGACGGGCAGACCCACCCGGGTACGACCCCGCACGTGGCCGAGTGGAAGGCCGGGGACACCGGCCACGTCGGCTACTACGCGGTCAAGGGGCACAAGAACCACGACCACGGGTACGGCGGCGGACGAGTGCTGTCGGAGATCCTGCTGGCGCTGCGCTACCCGACCGAGCTGGAGGCCCTGGAGCGGTCGGTCGGGGACGCGTGCGTGGCCCGGGTGTACATCGGGCCACGCGGTGGCATCCGGGTCGAGCGGATCTGAGAGGAGGGCTGAGTCATGGCAACGGTGAAGTTTCAGAACCCGGCACACACGGCACGCCGGATCGCGGCCACATGGCAGGCGCCAGGGATGCCCGGGTCGGTGCTGGCGCAGCTCGCCAGAACCGGCGAGGCGGACAAGGACGAGCTGCTGACGGACATCCTGTACACACAGATCTCCCGGTGGTCGAGCACGTCGGTCGATCGTGACATGGAACTCCTGCGGGAGCTGATCAAGCAGGGAGACCAGGGTGTGAGCATGTTCATCGTGCACGAGCGGGCCGGGGTGCAGCGTCACTCGGCGCCGCGGACCCGGATCTTCGCCGCCGACAGCGCCGAGCAAGCCATCGCCCACTGCATGGCAGGCACCCCGTTCATCATGGGGGCGCCGTCGGCCGGGGTGTGGCACGGATACATCGGCACGCCCCAGCACCACGCCGAACGTCCGGCGGTCATCGTCTACACGGACGTTCCCAGCCAGCGCAGCGCCATGGGCATACCCCAGCACGTCGGGGCAGGCGTGGTCCTCGGGACCGATGGGCTCGCGATCACGGCCGACGGCCGCGACCAGGCCGTCATGGAAGGAGCGATCTGATGCAGGTATGCAGCAAGTGCGGGAACTCGGGTGGCACTTCCGACTTCCTGGAGAACCACACGTGCACGTCGCAGGCGAAGCACGAGGTCAGCACGCTCGGCGGCGGCCTCATGAAGATCCGGTGCCTGGAGTGGAAGCCCCAGCCGGGGCGCCCCGCCACGTTCTACCTGTCCCCCGGACTGGTCGACTGGGACGGGATGCAGGAGTGCCACCTCTGCAAGGAGCGGTTCGTCGTCATGCCCCGGCGGCACGCGGCGTTCGAGTTCTTCATGGGCAACGGCGCCTGGTCGTACGACCCGGAGACCGAGACGTCCGAGCAGGGGCGGCGGCGGTGTGCCATGGAACTGGTGGCCGCCGAGGACAAGCTCCGCAAGGGCCCCTACTTCTGGCACGTCGAGCCCGACGACCACCCGTACGACGGGGACGCGCCGTGGGACGGGCCGGTGTGGGTCGTCACGCTGTACAACGTGGCCGACGTGGACGAGCCCGAGGTCGTGGCCGCCATGGGCGGCGTGGCGTGCGACGCGGGGGACGACTACCTGCGGGTGGTCGCCGCCGAACTCGCCCACGACAACCTGGACGGCTGAGCCATGGCACACAAGGGCAGAGTTCCGCGCTACCAGGTCATCCAGGACGACGACACGAACCTGCACATCAAGCGCAGGGCCACACTCCCCGGTGGCGAGGCGACGTTCATCACGGTGAACACCTACGCCAACGGGTTCGGCGTCTGGCACGCACAGTTCCTGACCACGGGCAACACCGGCTGGGACGTGCACGTGGCCAAGACCGCGATCGGGTACGAGCTGGATCAGCGCAGCCTCGCCGCCGGTGGGTGGAAGGCTCGCGTGAAGCTCAAGGAACGTGACCGTCCCTTCCCGGGCATGGTCACGTTCTGCGAACCGGACGTCGTCGACGGCATGTCGTTCCCGTACTGACACAGACCCCGGCACCACCACCAGCGGGTGGTGGTGCTCGGTGTGTGGCAGAGGGCCACGCGATGAGATGGAGGTAGATCCATGGAAGACGAGTGGGAAGAGCACGACCGCGCCGAGATCGAGGCGCAGAGGCAGGAGCGGGACGCCGAGCGGGACGCCGAGCGTGCCGCCGAGCACGACGCTCGGCCCGACGACCTGAACGAGCCGGGTGACCGGTGCAAGGACTGCGGGGACAAGATCACGTGGGTCGGTCCGGGCCACACCGACTGGGAGCACGTGATCGCGCCGGTCGAGCAGCTCGGCAGGCTCATCCCGATCGTGTACCGGGCGAACCAGGAGCCGAAGAACAACCGGTACGACACGGTCGACTTCGACACCGAGTCCGGTGAGACCGTGGCCATCGTCGGCGCCGAGATCCGCCCCGACGGGCGCCGCATCATCGTGGTCGACGTCATGGGCGACGACGTGAAGGTGCAGGTGAACCGATGAACATCGACCACATCACCGCCGAGGTGGAGTACCTGGGGGTCCAGTTCGCGGACCAGTCGGGCGGCAGGAAGTGGAAGCACTACGCCTACGAGGTCACCCTGCACAACCAGCGGCTGGACACCAGCATGACCACCCCGTACATGACCGGTACAGGGTGGAAGGAGCGGCCGACGGTGGCGGACGTGCTGCCTGACCTGCTCAGCGAAGCTCGCACGTACGACGATGCGGGCTCGTTCGAGCAGTGGGCGACCGAGCTCAGCTACGACACCGACTCGCGCAGCGCCGAGGAGAGCTACCGGCAGGCAGGCGGGCAGGCTGACGTGCTGCGGCTGTTCCTCGGCGAGGACTACGACCGGCTCAAGGCTGAGGAGTGGGACTGATGGACGCCTACAAGAAGGCCACCGCCGACCAGATCACCACGGTGCTGGGCAACACGCCCGAGCTGTACGAGGCCATCTGGGAGCTGGTGTGCGAGCACCTGCGGTACTCGTGCGGCTACCCGGACATGGACCCCGAGCAGTACCGGCAGATGCTCGCCCGCGAGGGTGAGTCCGGGGTGGCGAACGAGATCAAGGGCGAGATCTCGATGTTCGTGCACAAGGAGGTGGAGAAGCTCGGCATCACCGCAAGTGGCGGGTTGCCCGGTCTGATCATCGACCTGTTCGACTTCGACGACTCGGGCCTGTGGACCGAGGTCGCCGAGGTGTTCGTGCCCGGCATCCGTACCTACGCCGACACGACCGGACAGGAGTGGACCTGATGCTGCACAAGGTCACGGTGTACCTGGGCCTGGACGACGACGAGGACCAGGAGGAGCGGGCACTGTTCGAGCAGGCGCTGTCGGACGTGTTCCTGGACCCCAAGCCCCGGACCGTCGAGCGGAACATCGACCTGGATGACCCGATGCCCGGGTACACGCACTACATGCACGTGTCCGCGAACGTGAACACCGGGCTGCTCGGGTACACCATGGACCAGCTCTCGATGGTGGCCTCCCGTCTGGAGACGGACATGGAGGCCACCATCAACCTCGGCGACTCCCGGGAGGGTTAGCTATGACGACGACGTGGACCGTCGTCGGCTACTGGGATGACGCCGGCCACAAGATCGTGGTCGGCGTCATCGCCGGAGCCTGTGACGTGTACGGCGGGGAAGAGGTCAGCGAGGGTGGACCCTTCGCTGACCAGGTCCAGGCCCCCACCTGGGAGGCCGCGCAGAAGCTCGCCGAGTCAGGCGGGAACGACATGGACAGCGATTGCCCAGGAAGGGGCGAATGATGGCAGGCAAGGACGTACTCACCACCCGCATCGGGGACACGGTCAAGGTCGAGGTGTACGACCCGGACAACTACGGGCGGACGCTGCCCAACTACGGGAACGTGAACCCGATCGAGGGTGACCGGTACGGGTGGCACCTGCTCACGGGGCAGAGTGGCACCGCCGCCGACGAGCGGCGCGCCATCAACACCGCGGCGAAGGCGATCCGTGCGCACGCCCGGCCCGCCGACCCGAGCAGCGGCGCCCTTCGGGAGCTGGCGGACCTGGACGTGTCCGGTGTGCCGGACCCGTCGGTGGTGGTGCACATCGCACTGGAGGGGATGGTGCCGGGCAACTACGGCGTCATCCACACCGGCACCGGCACCACGGACCAGGTGATGGTCATGAAGCTGGACAAGCACGAGGGGTACTGGATGGCGCTGCACCCCGGGACGTGGGCGGCCGTGATCGACGACCAGATCGAGCGGGTGACCGAGTTCATCTGCGGGCACGTGGCGGGCTCGTGACGCGCAAGCTGAACGACGGGTTCGAGCTGGTCGCCGAGCTGGCCCGCTGCGCGCGTGCGTCCCAGCGGCAGTACGGGTACGCCACCGGGAAGGCAGACCAGCCCTCCCGGGAAGCGAGCTGGTGGATGGTATCGTCCCTGCGGTTTGCCGCACGGGCGCTGCGTCTGGCCGACCAGGCGCGCGCACGACAGGATGAGCCGGACGTGGCCCGCGCACTCACGATGTACGGCATCACCCTCTGACCCACCAGGTCAGAGGACACCAAGCAGGAGGTAGAAGCATGCACACGCAGTACAGATCTGAAGCCGACTTCAAGGAGATGGTCACCCAGGCCGTCTTCGGCGTGCCGGGGCACTACGAGGTCGAGTCCATCACCAAGGAGCTGGTCGCGCTGTCGACCATGGGCATGGGCGCGTACGTCAACCTTCCTCCCATCGACACGTTCTGGGCGGTGGTCAAGCTTCACCGGCTGGACACCGAGTTCCACCAGATGGTCGTCTCCCACATCACCCACATGGCCGCCCGTGGGGACGGGGAGGGGGTGATGTCCACCGAGTACTCCGCCAAGGGCGACTACACGGTCGCGAGCATGAACCTGGTGCGGGGGAACTGGGATGCGCTGACCGTGGAGGTGTACGTCTCCCGCGTCCAGGAGGGGGACACCTACCTCGCCATCACCCCCGACGATCCGGGCGGGAACGAGGGGACGCTGCACTTCGCGGGCGAAGTGCAGATCAACGGGCTCGTGTGGATCTTCCAGTGGCTGGAGGGGGGGCAGTCATGAGGGCGATGTGGCGGGTGTGTCACAACCAGCCCGGGTTCCTGCCCGACCCCGACGCGATCTGGCACACCGAGGACCTGGACTCCGCGCTGGACACATTCCTTGAGGACATCAAGGGAACCATGGACCGCATCGACGCCGACGACGTGGACGAGCAGGACCCCGAGGTTCAGCGCCTGTGGGACACCTACGTCACCGGCGCGCAGGAGATGAAGGCCACCTGGAAGAAGGGCCTGGAACCCGACGACGGCACCCCGCGCGAGCTGGGAGCCAGGGTCATGCTGCCCTGGCGTGAGGTCGGGTACCTCCACGAAATCATCCTGGTCATGGTCTCCGAGACCCAGTACAACGAGATCATGGAGGACCAGCGATGACGGCCGACCCCTTCCCGCAGCCCGCACCCACACGGGTGGGCTGCATCATCGCCAAGGTCGAGCGGGCGACGAACACCACCGAGGGCAACCCGCGCTGGCGGGTGTTCACCGACGCGGGCACGTGGCTGACCAAGATCGACGCGACCGTCGCATTCGGCATCGACCCCGCCTGGTGTGAAGTGCCCGCGGTCATCGACCTGGAGAATGCCCGCATCACCGACATCGAACTCGTCGATCCCACCGACTGATTCCACGGGTGAGGTTCAGCCACGAACCAGACAGTTCGTGGCTGGACTGCTCTCGTGAGACTCACGAGCAGGAAGGAAAAACGTCATGCCCAAGGCAACCGGCGGCAGCTTCACCCGCAGCGGGAAGTCCTGGAACGAGGTCGTCGCCGCGGTCCTGGCCGCCAACCAGAAGGGACGCCACCACTCCACCCCCGCCGAACGCATCGCCGCCGCGAGCACCCTCGCAGCCGGCCGGCCGGTCACCATCGCCGGCATCGAGATCACCCCCGAGGAAAGCTGATGAACGCCACGACCATCGAGACCATCAAGGACATCTTCGCCTGGTCCGTGTTCGTAGGCGGGTCCGGCTCGTTCCTGTTCGCGGTGTTCATGCTCATCCACGACACCACCGACAGCTACCAGTGGGGCGACCGCATCGCCGAGAACTACCGCCGGGCCGAAGAGACCCGCAAGAAGATCCCCCAGATCAGCACACCCGAGAACGTGGCCCGCTACACCCGCTACACCCCCAACCACCCCGCAGACCAGTAACCCCATGGAGGACAAGATCATGGACACCCACGTCACCGGCGCAGGACCGCACGGATGAGCACCGTCATCATCGGCCGCGTCACCTGGACCGACGGCAACCAACCCGTCAACGACGTCAGCATCACCGACATCCGCGGCCAGGTCCACCACCTACACATCCACACCGGCGCCCCCCTCGGCCACCGCCTGCACGATGCAAGCGTCGGCCTCGACATCCACGCCTTCCGACTCACCAGAGCCGGACACGTCGCCGAAATCGACCTCTATCTCACCTCCACCCACCGGATCTTGACACAGTATTTTCCCCGGGGGTCGGAGGTGTTCACGCTGTGCTTCCCCGCCGGGGAGGCCACCTGCGTGAACGTCCTGAGCGCTCAGGGTGGACGCATCTACAACCTGTCCGCCCCGGTAGCGGCGCGGCTGGGGCTGCGGCGCCTGAACGCCGGGGTGCGCATCAACCAGCCGGTTGCGAGCGCCGGCCGGTTCCTGGTCGACACGCTGTGCACCGAGCTGTGGGGAATCGAGCACGGCCTCAAGCACGTGGAGGTGCGGTGACCTGACAGGACGCAAGCACCCCCACACCCGATCTGCGGGTGTGGGGGTGCTTGCGATCTGGCAGGGTGCCAGACACGAGACGGAGGCAGACATGGCAGTTCCGATGACCAAGCTGGCGAACACCGGCGGCATCTACGCCTGGGCGGTGGACCGCGAGGCACTGGACGAGATCGGCGTGTGGCGTCAGGCACAAGTGCAGGTCATCGTGCGCTACGACGACGACACCCGGCCCGAGGACGACGAGGCGCTGAGCGCTGCGAACCGCGCGGCGTGGGAGCGCGGGGAGTGGACCTACGGGGTCGTCGAGGTGCGCATGGACATGCTCGGGCTGACCGTGACCGAGTCGGTCGGCGGTATCGGGTTCGGTGTCACGACGGCGCCGGCGGCACGGTTGGCGTGGGCGCTGGCGCACGACCTGACCGGCGTGGCGCTGGTGGAGATGCGCCGGCAGATCCTGGAGATCTCGCGCTGGGCGATTGCGGCCGGGCTGGGGAAGGAGGAGGGATGAAGGAGTGGTTCGACGAGCTGCTCGACCGGCTGACCATGGCCCGAGCACGCCGGTACGAGGGGCGCTTGCGTCGCAGCCTGGAGGTTCAGGCGCTGACCCACACCGGCGGGGTGGAGGTGTCCGAGCTGGGGCAGGCCGACTACGAGTGGCTGCTGGCCGACGCGGCAGCCTGCCGGGCCATCCGGCGGCGATCGGAGTGGACCTGGGCGTGGGTCTGCGCCGCGTTGTGCATCGCCGTGGGAGTGTTCGCCTACCGCGCCGGCGTGGACTCGGTGCCCGAGATCGAGACGCGCGACTGCTACATCGTGGAGCAGGAGGTGGACACCGCGCAGGTGCAGTGCATCCGCTCGAAGCCGTGAAAAATCCGGACTCCGGTAGTAGAATTACCCATGGCGGGCAAACCGCACCTTGTAGTGAGGGAGGGATATGGACGACGACGAGGAACTGATGACGCCCAAGGAGGCAGGCGGCCTCTTCCGGGTGGACCCGAAGACGACCGTGCGCTGGGCCAAGCGCGGGAAGCTGCGCTACATCCGCACCCTGGGTGGGCACCACCGCTTCTACGCCTCGCAGGTCAGGGCGCTCCTGGCTGCGGGCACCACATCCACCGACCTGGAGATGACGGCCGACGAGGAGGACGTCGATGAGTGACAAGCCCCTGGTACGTAAGGGAGAAGCGTCCGTGACCTACTCGGACGAGTCACGGATCACCGTCACCATCGACCTGGTCGAGGGTGCCAGCGACACCACGGCGGCCGACCTGGTCACCGACGCGTTCCGGTCCCTGGCCGGTGCGCTGAACGCGGCCGGCTACCTGGAGGTGGACCGCACCATGGAGGACTGGGTGCGAGCCAGGGCCGAAGGGGCGGTGCCGTTCTGATGGCCGGGGAGATCCCGGCGTACGTCGTCGGCAACCTGACCGCGGACCCCGAGCTGCGCTTCACCCCCGGAGGCAAGGCTGTGGCCACCTTCACCGTGGTGCAGAACAAGCGCATCCGTGACGGGGAGGGCTGGACCGACGGGGAGCCCACGTTCGTGCGCTGCACCGTGTGGGAGGGCATGGCCGAGAACGTGGCCGAGTCCCTGACCAAGGGGATGAACGTCGTCGTGGCCGGTGGCCTGTCGACCGACGCATGGACCGACCGCGAGGGCAACAAGCGCACCACCCTGGTCATGGACCGGGTCGACGCCGTCGGCCCCAGCCTGCGCCGGGCCACCGCGCAGGTCACGAGGGTGGACGCCCAGCGGGAGGTGTCCCGCGCTGTGGGCGGTGACCCGTGGGCCACCCACCCCATGGCCCCCGAGGGCGGCTTCGAGGAGAAGCCGCCCTTCTAGTACCGGACGTGAGCCCCAGGCGTGATGGCCTGGGGCTTACCCCGGCGTGCCGCCATCCGGCGGCGATCAGTAGCACCCGACATGGAGGAAGCATGAAGATCGAGATCGAGCTGCAAGACATCGGTGTCAGCTACGACGAGGACGGGGAGCTGACCGGAGGGCTGCGCGACGCCGTCGTGCACGAGCTGGTCAGCCGGCTCACGTCCGAGGGTGGCGCGTTCTACGACCTCAAGGGCACCGTGCGGCGCCAGGTCGAGGAGCAGATCCACGAGAGGGTCGGAGCGCTGGTGCAGGAAGCGATCGACCAGCCCGTGCAGCGCACCACCCGATGGGGCGAGAAGCAGGGCGACGAGGTCACGGTGCGCGAGCTGATCCGCAAGGAGATCGAGCGCTACCTCAACAGCTCGCCGAACACCAGCAGCAGCTACAACGCCCAGCCCGGAAACCTGACGCAGCTCATTCACAAGGAGACTGTCGTGGTCCTGAACCGGGAGATGGGCGCCGAAGCGAAGAAGGCGCGCGAGGCGATCCAGAACACCGTTCTCAAGCGGGCCATCGAGGCGGCCGCCAAGGCGATCCAGGCGTGACCCGGGTCTGACGCGCTCGCTGGCCCAGGAGCCGCTCGGTTCCTGGGCTGGCGTGTGCGTAAATCGCACAAGTCAAGGAGGAGACATGCGACCCATCAAGTACCGCAAGGCGCCCGTGGAGATCGAGGCCATGCGGCTGAGCGACCGCCACGAGGAGAACCTGGAGGTCATGCGCTGGGTCACCAGCAACGGCGGCTCGGCGTGGCTGTCGATGGAGGAAGCACCGGTGAGGATGCGCATCGACACGCTGGAAGGGGCGATGCGCGCCGTCGAGGGTGACTACGTCATCCGGGGTGTCGCGGGTGAGTTCTACTCGTGCAAGCCGGACATCTTCTACCGCACCTACACCTACGCCCCGCCGAGCGGGATCGTGAAGTGGAACGAGGACAAGCCACACCGCTGCCCCACGTGCCACAGCACCACCGACTCGGAGAACGTGGCCCGCTGGCGCGCAGTGACCTGCTGCACCTGCCACACCCGGTTCGCCCGCTGGCCGCTGCTCGCGGCGTTCCTGCCCGAGGCGGGGATCGTGTGCGACCACGCCGAGCCGAGGGAGGAACCGGATGTCGAACCAGTCTGAGCCGGCGCCCGCGGTCCTGCGCGTGGCCCAGTTCCTGTGGCCCGACTGGAAGGGTGGGTTCGAGCAGCACCAGCTCGACTACGCCTGGGAGGTCCTGAACCAGGGCCTGGACCGGGAGGAGATCGCCCGCATCCTGTTCCAGCAGACGTGGATCAAGGCCGACGGCACACCGAAGCACTACAACCTGGCGCCGTCGTCGGTCCAGGACCACTACCGCGGGCGAGCCGGGAAGATGATCAACGAGATCCGAGGAGCCACGTCATGAAGCGCCTGATCTGCTGGCTGCTCGGCGGCCGATGGACACCGCTGCCTCCCCAGGAGGTACGGATGGTGCTGGAGGACGGCACCGAGGTCGTCTGCGGTGTCGTGTACGACGGCGTCGACAAGAAGTACTGCCACCTGTGGATGGCACACCCCATCGAGCCGGTCGACCAGAGCCGTGTGGTCGGCTTGCAGGTCGGGGTGTTGCCTGCGCGCACCGGCGTGGAGTTCACGTTCGAGATCATGAAGGAGGAGGTATGACGACGGAGTTCAACCGAGATGGGGAACCACGCTGTCCCGTCTGCCCACACTTCCTACGGGGGGACGGGGCCGGAGGGTGGATCTGCGGCAAGCGGGGCGGCTGCGGGTCAGAGTTCCACGCCGACTCGTTCGAGCTGCTCCTCATCCCCACGCGCCAGGACAGAGCACGCATGGGCGCCGCCATGGTCACCCCGCAGTGCCTGTGTGGACGGTTCGCACGGCACGTGCGCTACCAGGCCAACACGATGCCGCTGGGCGAGTCCGTGCTCACGGTGGACTGCACACGTTGCGGAAGGGTGAACATCTCATGACCAGGCACATGACACGAGCTGAGCTGGTCGACCTGCTGAACGATCGCGGGTGGCAGCTCTTCTCGGTCACGGAGAACTGGCAGATCTGGGCCAAGAGGTTCGGATCGTGGGAGAGGAACGTGATGCTTCCCGCCAACTCCAGCATCCACGACTACGAGGAGCTGCTGGAGCGTGCCCGACAGAAGTTCGCGCACGCTGAGGCCGAGTGGCTTCTCACCTTCGTGATGGAAGGCAGGAGGCAGCGATGACGCAGTTGACCCGTGAGGAGCTGCTGACCCTACTGGACGAGTGGGGGTGGAAGGTCCATGGCGCTAACCCTCTCTTCCAGTACTGGACCAAGGATGGCCTGGGCGGCGCGCAGGTGATCGGGCTGCCGCTGCAAGAGGACTTCGTGGACTACGACCGGCGTCTGGCCGAAGCCCAGCACCAGCTCGCCCAAGTCGAAGCTGAACGGCTGTTCGAGATCTCGCTCAACGCCATCGGGCGCCCCAACCTGGATGATGACGAGCGGCTCCAGGCCGGGCTGCTGGACTGCCGGTGGATGGAGACGTGGCTGTGGCTGCCCGACGCGGTGATCGACGGCCGTGAGGCCCAGGATGGGTGGGGGTGGGAGCCGGACCCCCACTGGGAGCAGATCAAGTTCATCGGCCACAAGAGGAAGGGTGGTGTCCTGGTCCGCACGAACGGGCGCTGGCCCGAGAGCGACGAGCCGGGGGCCTCCCAGCGGGGCGACTACCAGTTCAAGCGTCACGACCTGGTGAAGCTGTCCGCCCTGGTGGCGCCACCCATCCCGCAGGAGCGGTCATGACGTACAGCCGGGCACGTCGGACTGCGGCCAAGGCGTCGCTGGCGCTGATGGCGATCACGATCCTGGACGCGGGCGCCTTCGGGATGCTGATGTGGGCGGCACTCACGGAGCGTGACGAGTTCTGGCTCGTCTTCGCCGGGTACACGGCGCTCACCATCGCGTGGTGGGTTCAGCTCTACCGGGCAAGAGCAGCTCTGGCGGTATGGGACAAGGAGGACAGGCCGTGAGCACACCGAAGAAGCGGGTGCCGGTCACGATCAACGTGGGTGACAAGCTCAAGGATCAGTACATCGGGGAGCTGGTGCTCCCCGCGGATCACAGCAAGTCCCAGGCCGTCCAGGGGATGTGCGATCTGCTGGAGGAGTTCGCCCATGAGATGCGGGTCATGGACCAGTTCCTGCAACCAGGGAAGGAAGGCTGACATGCCGGTCACGTTGGACGGAGTCTCACGCAAGTGCGACCAGCCGGGGTGCGACGAGTTCGCGCTCGCGTTCGAGGATCAGTGCCCCGCCTGCATCGTGGAGATCAGGCGCGGGCGGGTGAAGCAGGAGGCTGCCCCGACAGCGGGCATGACGCTGTGCTGGGGGTGCCGGGAGCCGTTGTTCGCGGCGCCGTCGGACATGGACGAGATCATCGTCTTCCACGCCAAGTGCTTGGCGGCCAGGGATCTGGACCTGCTGCGGCAGATGAGCCTCATGGCGGGGGCCGAGGAACGGGTGTCGCTGCAAGAGGCGCTGGACGAGGCGGCCCGTCTGCTGGACGAGGCGCCCCAGGATCAGTCACAACAGGAGAGGACAGGCGCATGAAGCTGGACCAGCACGAGGACGTCGACTTCGGCGAGATCAAGCCGGAGTCGGAGTGGTCCCCGCCGACCACGTGGTGCCCGCACCCGCAGCGGTGGCACTCGACGGACACGGACTCGACCGAGATCGAGGTCTCGGTCCTGTTCGGAGCGTTCACGCAGGCGCAGCGCACGGACTGGGCGGTGGAGACCGGCACGGCGTTCGGTCAGTCGGCGCACGGGATCGGTGCGGCCATGAAGCACGCCGGGTACGGGCAGCTCATCACGTACGAGACCGACCCGGTACGGGTGGACTACGCCCGCAAGCGGGTCGAGGGGCTGCCGGTGAGTGTCATGGAGCGTTCCAGCCTGGAGGGGCTCGCTGAACTGGCTCACACGCACGCCGGTCAGGTGGGGTTCGTGCTGCTGGACTCCACGTTCGAGAACCGGCCGCAGGAGTTCGTCCTCGCGGTACCGCTGCTGGCTACCGGCGGCGTGATCGCTGTGCACGACTGCGCGTGGCCGGCGCTGGGCAAGTACCCGAAGTTCTCGTCGAGCATGTGGGCGGTGGCGCGAGAGTACGACTTCTCCGGGGTGTCGCTGGCCACGCCGCGCGGGGTCACGTTCTTCTCCAGGTCGTGGTGACGATGACGTCCGTGAGGGTCATCGTTCCCACCATTGCGGGGCGCGGGCACATGGTCGGACGCGCCCTGGACTCGGTCCGTGATCCGGACGTGAGCCATTCGGTGTGGCTGGAGGTCGACCACCACGGTGAGGGGCCGGCGGCGGTGCGCAACCGGGCGGTCGTGGATTCGAGCAAGCACGGGCAGGCGCCCGCGTGGCTGGCGTTCCTGGACGACGACGACGAATTCCACCCGGGGCACCTGCGCAAGTGTCTGGACCACGCCGAGGCTACGGGAGCGGATGTCGTCTACCCGTGGTTCGATCTGGACCGGATGGGCAAGATCCGTAACGACCTGGACCCGCTGCGCCTGCACGGCAAGCCGGTGTTCGGGCAGCCGTTCGATGCTGAGGCGTTGCGCCGGGGCAACTACATCCCTGTCACGGCGCTGGTGCGGGCTGAGTTGTTCGACCAGGTGGGGGGCTTCCCCGTGCCTGGTACGGAAGAGTGGCCGCTCAAGGACGGGGAGGACTGGGGGCTGTGGAAGCGGCTTCTGGCGGCAGGCGCGAAGTTCTCCCACCTGCCGGAGCGCACGTGGATCTGGCACCACCACGGCAAGAACACATCAGGGCGCCCTGCGACGGCGGCGAAGATCTACCCGAGGGAGACGCGATGACGACCGAGAAGTTCCACCAGGCGCTGCGGGCCCTGGCCGACCAGGACCAGGAGGGTCTCGATGAGGTCATGCGCGCCGTGCGCGAGGCCGGGCGGGATTCCGCGCGGGATCGTAGCGGCGGGGCGCTCACCGGCCTGCTCCGCACGCAGGAGTGGTCGACCGTGACCAACCACATGCTGACCGAGGCGGCGGCGTTCGGTGACCTGCCGTTCACAGCCGCGACGGCGACCCTGCACGGCAAGCTGCGCGCCGTGATCGTGTTCACCGAGCCGGACTCCGTCATCACGGTGGCCGGTCACACCATCGAGCCCGGCATGGAGGGCGACCACCTCGGCACGATCGTCACCAAGCAGACTGGAGACCAGTGATGGAGAACAACCCGTTCCACGAGGCGATCATGGAGATGTCGCGCGTCGCCAGCCCCAGCGGCGCGGACTTCGAGGCGGTCATGCAGGCCACGGCCGAGGCCGGTGAGGAGACGTGCAGGGCGGCGCTCGTCGCAGACTTGCAGGATCTGTGCGCGACACGGGAGTGGGGGCACCTGATCACCACTGCCCTGGCCAGTGCGGTGGTGTTCGGCAAGCGCCGGTTCTCCGCGGTCATGGGTGAGCTGGCCGTCGCCGGTCAGGAAGCCGGCTCGGTGAAGGTCGTGGTGATCATCGCCGAGAAGGATGCCGTGGTGTCGGTCGACGGCGAGATGGTGCCCATGGTCGATGAGGAGGGCGCGTGATCAACGAACAGCAGATCGATCCGGACGGCGAGAACCTGACCGTGCGGCAGATCGTGCAGCAGGGGTCGATGCGCTCGAACCTGACCCTCACGCTGGCGGTGGACCCGTCCACCGGCGCCCGCGGGCTGCGCATGCAGGAGCGTGTCTACGTCGCCGAGCCCACGCCGCTTGCGTGGGACACGGTCGATGAGAGGGCGGTGGTCGACCGGGTCATCAGCATCGAACTGGACGGACCCATCCTGGACGCCCTGGACGAGTGGCTGAGGCGCCGGGCATGAAGATCGGTGTCGTGCCGTCCGACATGGGTGGAGTCGGGTACTACCGGCTGATCTGGCCGGCGCAGGCCGTGCGCAAGCTGACCGGGTGGGACGTGAGCATCCACGACAAGAAGCATCCGCTGACCGATGCGACCGGGTATGACGTGGTCGTGGTGCAGCGGATGAGTGAACCGAAGCAGATCAAGGAGCTGATCAAGGCGCGGGCCATGGGGATCGGGCTCGTGCACGACGTGGACGACGCGCTGTGGCGGGTCGATCGGCGTAACCGGGCGTGGAGCTACCACAACGAGGTCGTCGGGGGGATGCGGCGCTACCAGCTCGTGGACGTGGCTTGCGATATCGCCGACGTGGTCACGGCGAGCACTGACATGCTCGCGCGCCGGTACGGGGGCGACCACGGTGTGGTGCTGCGCAACGCGCTGCCAGGTATCGGACGCGTCCAGGAGGCTCCTGGTCCGCGGGAGGTGGTGCGGATCGGCTGGACCGGTTCGCTGGCCACCCACCCGGGGGACCTGGAGGTCATGGGTGATGCGGTCGCACGGGTGCTGGCGGCCGACCCTGACGTGCAGTTCGCGGTGATCGGTGAGCCGGCTTACCGGATCGCTCCGGTGCTCGGCATTCCGGAATCCCGAATCGAGGCGCTGGACTGGGTGCCGATCCGGCACTACCACCAGGAGCTGCGCGAGCGGATCGACGTCATGCTGGTGCCGCTGGCGGACACGGCGTTCAACCGGTCCAAGAGCTGGCTCAAGGCGCTGGAGGCGTCCGGTGGAGGGCTGGCGGTGACGGCGTCCGGGACGGAGGAGAACATGCGCCTGAGCCAGCACACGTCCATCTCGATCGTGCCTCACGGGGGCACCGAGCTGGACTGGGCGACCGCGATCCGGTGGGCTGTGGAGAAGGTGCGCATCGAGCCGTGGCTGGTGCGCACCCCGGATGCGTGTCAGCCCCTCTCACTGGAGGCTCGGGCTGCCGAGTGGGCGGCGACGTGGGAGGCTGCCAGAAGGGGCTGAGACAGAGAAAGGGCCCCGCACGGCCAGGTGTAAACCGTGCGGGGCCCCGTCACATCCGAGTCATGGAGGTAGATCATGCTCGTGCCGCGAAGGCGTGAGCAGTCTATCAGGGAACCGGTAGGAGGACTGATGGGCAAGACGCTGAGCACGACGCAGAAAGATCACAGGCTGTTGCTCGGGCTGGTGCTGATCGGCATCAGCCTGGTCGTGGGGCTCGTCATCGTTGACGAGCTGCGCCGCCAGGATGAGCTGCACGAGTGCCTGGGGCCGGCGCCGACGCTGTACACGATCCGGGACTGTACCGGGTCGGCGTAAAGTTCGATCCATGCAGTGACAAGGAGGGCCCCGTGGCCGGGGCCCTCCTCCAGGATGAGCTAAGCGGTACTCAATCTGCGGGCAACACGATACCCGACAATGGGCCGCTGGCTCCCAAGGATGGGAGATGAGTGAGCAACGTACGATCCCGGCTTCCGCGCTACGGCCGGACACCGAAAGAACTATTGCGCGACCCGTCAGTACCGGCGGCGGCGAAGACGATCTACGCGGTCATCGACGAGGTCGCCGGGCACGAGACCATCACGATCGGGCGGCTGGCCGACTGGCTGGGCATGAACACCAAGACGGCCCGCAAGCACCTGCATGCGCTGCGGGATGCGGGCTGGATCGAGGTGATCGAGGTGTTCGAGCCGGTGCGCGGACAGGTGGCCTCCGAGTACGTCGGTAACGCCTATCCCTTCCAGCATGTTACCGAGGCCACTGACGAATCGGCCCTGCCAGAACCGGCTGACCAGGACGGACAGCCGGACGAGCCTCCAGATTCTTCCGGGCAGGAGGAAGGAAGTGGTAGCTCCCCGTCCCACAATAACGATTCAACCCCGGATGACGGGACCGGGGTGGACGAAAGTGGCAGCCCAGCAGCATCCCAAAAAAGTGCAGGCCCTTCCTCTTATAGGCGAGACGACGAGACTCCTCCTCCTACCTCCTCCACGACCACGCCCTCGAAGGACGGCTTCCAGGAGTTCTGGGCCGCCTACCCTCCAGGGCCCTACAAGGGACGCAAGGCCGACTGCCATCGCCTGTGGCAGTCCCTGACCGTCGAGGAACGCCGCGACGCCTGGCGCGCACTGAACGCCTACCGGGAGTCTCAGATGTGGGCCGACCACGGTGCCGGCTCCCCGATGCGCTGGCTCCAGAACGACCCCTGGCTGGAGTACCGCCTCGGGAACCTGCCCCAGCCCAGGCCCAGGCCGGTGAAGTATCTGACCCCAGACGACATCCGCCTGCCCGACTAGGAGCCACCCGTGCACGACCAGCTCGACTCCATGGACCCCGACCCCACCGACTCGGCGTACAGCCTCGTGGGTGACGTCACCAGCCCTGAGCACGCCATCGTGGGAACCGCCCTGCACGATCCCGAGATCCTGGACGCCATCGACCTGTCCGACCAGGACTTCCGTAACCTGCGCCTCGGGGCGCTGTACCGGCTCCTGGCCACGATGCGCGCCGAGGGCGAGCACATCGACCCGGTGCACGTCACCGCACGCATCCACCGCGACGGACTGCACCAGGTCACCGCGGTCGACATCCACGACCTGTACGCCGACGCGCCTCTGGGCTCGTTCATGGCCACTTCCCACGCCCGCATCATCCGTGAACAGGCCGTGCGCCGCAGGCTGCTGGAGGCGGCCATGCGGATCGCGCAGATGGCGCGCTCCGGGGCAGACGTGGCCGAGATCGTGGAGAACGCCCGAGCCGACGTGGACGCCTCCTCCCGGGCCGTCGTGGACGAGTGGTCCATGGCCGACGCGTTCGACAAGTTCCTGGCCCAGGTCGGCACCGAGCAGGTCATGTTCCCCACCATGTGGCCCGAGCTGAACGGCGTCCTGGGGGGGTACCGTCCCGGCGAGCTGTACGTCCTCGGCGCCCGTCCCGGGGTGGGCAAGTCCATCTTCGGCATCCAGGCCATGATCGACCTGGCAGAGTACGGGCAGGTGGTCATGCACTCCCTGGAGATGCCCACCAGCCAGGTCCTCACGCGCCTGGCCGCGAACATCGCCCGCGTCGACACCCGGCGCCTGGACGGCTCGGGCGGGGAGATGCGGGACATCGACACGATGATGATCGAGCAGCACGCGAGCGAGGTGCGCAACATGCCGCTGAGCATCGACGACCGCGGCAGCGTCACCGTCAACCAGATCCGCTCCCACGTGCGCACCGTGGCACGCCGGGGCAAGGTCGCCGGCCTCATCGTGGACTACCTCGGGCTCATCGCCGCATCGAGGCCGAACATGAACACCTACGAGCGCGTCTCCGAATCGGTGCGGCTGCTCAAGGCACTGGCCAAGGAGTTCGACATCCCCGTCATCCTCCAGGCCCAGCTCAACCGGCAGGTCGAACAGCGCGCCTCGGCGATCCCGGGCCTCGGCGACCTGCGCGACTCCGGTGAGATCGAGCAGCACGCCGGAGTCGTGATGTTCCTGTACGAGTCCGAGGTGGAGGGTTACGGCCTGTTCGTGGCCAAGAACCGGCACGGACCCCACGCCGTCAACATCCGGCTGGTACGCAGGGGGGAGTTCTCCCGCCTGGAGAACGCCACCTTCGGCCAGCCGCACAGGGAGGAACCGTGAGCAACGAGATCCCCACCGCCACACGCGAGGCCATCCGCAAGCGGGACGACGGGCGGTGCATCATCTGCGGGGCCCCTGCCACCGAGATCATGCACCGCGTCCGGCGCCGGGAAGGCGGTCACGAGCTGTCCAACCTGGCCCTCGGCTGCCGCCACTGCCACGCCACGTGCCACAACCAGCCGGCGTGGGCGCGGTCGAAGGGCTTCATCCTCTCGGCCGTCGCCGACGTGGACACCACGCGCGAACCGCTATGGTCCTGGCGAGGCTGGGTCCTGCTCACCGAGGCCGGACGTTTCGAAGTCATCGCCCCACGCACCGCCCAGAAGCCCCAGGTGCGCCGCTGAGGCCCGTACAGGGCTCCCCGGCACCTGGGGCGGTCCGGGAGCCTGCCAGGCCCTTCACGGGCCGTACACGCAAGGAGGTGAAACATGGCCAGTCCGATCGCGTGCACCTGGAAGGGGCACGACTGGGTGCTGCACACCACGAGCAGCGGCGAGCAGTTCAAACAGTGCGCCCGCTGCAACAAGATCAAGTCCGCCTAGCGCGGTTTGCCGCACACGCACGACCATGGAACAATTACCGCGGAGGTAGTTATGAACGGGTATGAGAACCCGGACATCATCGAGACCAACATCGTCGAGGCCGCAGAGGCACTCATCGACTCCGACCCCCGAGAACTCGCACGCGAGCTGCGAGCACTGATCGCCGACCTGCATGCCGCCAGGCGTTACTGGTACGGCGCATGACACCCGAGGACACCACATGTCAGAACAAGAGCCCACCGACGACCAGCGCGCTCGCGCGCAACGAGCCGCCTACATGCGCGAGTACCGGGCCACCCACCCCGACCGCCAAGCCCGCAACCGCCTGCTCAGCCGATCCGACTACGCCGCCGCCAAGATCATCGTCGAGCGCCACCGCGCCGAGTACGAGCAGGTCCGAGCACAGGTGCGAGCAGAGATGGGCATCGAGTACGGGGGCCACGGCGGCAGACCACCACTGCAATCCAAGGAGGAATCATGAACCGCACACGCACCGCACTGACCACCCTCGGCACCTGGGCCACCACCGCCGGTCTCATCCTGGCCACCAGCGCCGGCTGTACCAGCGACGCCGACATGGCGTCCGAGAACTTGAGCAAGGCGGCCGAGCAGTTCGAGGTCCAGCGGCGCATCACCGTCATCCACCCGTTCACCGGCGAGGTCGTGTTCGAGACCGAAGGACGCTGCTCCATCGAACCCGAGGCCCGGAAGCTGGTCACCGTGTGCAAGCACGGGGAGGGCGACTTCCGCAAGCACCACACGGGGATCGGGGACAACGCCCTGTACTCCTCGGTGCAACTGGACCCGATCGATGTCGACGTGTACCACACCCGCATCATCGTCAAGCCCGAGACCGTCTTGCCGGACATCGACTTCGAGACCTCCGGAGACCTTGAAGGCGACGGCTGATGAGCGACGGCCTGAACAACGGCCCCGGCACCATCATCGCCAGCGTGATCATCGCCATCGTGATGATGTTCGTCGTCGTCTACCTGATCCTGTAGCGGTGCGGTTCCTGGTCACCGGTGCCCGAGCCTGGGACAAGCCGCACGTGGTCGAGCAAGCCATCCGCGACCACGCGGATGGCTCGGACGTGGTGATCGTGCACGGCGCGTGCCCCCGAGGGGCGGACCTGCACGCCGCACGCGTCGCGGCCAAGTACGGCCTGGTCCAGGAACCGCACCCCGCCAACTGGCAGACCGGGCATGGCGCCGGCCCCGCACGCAACCGGGCCATGGTCGCCACGCTCGACCCCGCCACCGACCTGGTCCTGGCGTTCGTCCGAGACGGCTCGCCAGGCACCGCGAACTGCATCCGAGAAGCCCGCAAGGTCGGGCTCACCGTCATCGAGTACCACTACGAAGAGGAAGACATGCCAGACAAGACCACCACACCGCCCACTCTCATCGAACGCCTGATCGCCGCGAAGCAGGCCATCGGCGCCGTCGGCAAGGGCGAGCGCAACATGCAACAAGGATGGAACTTCCGCGGCATCGACGCGGTCATCAACGCCGTGGACGGCCCCCTGAACGACCACGGCGTGTTCACCTACCCGTGCAAGGTTCTCAGCGTGAAGCGAGGCACCGCCTCCACGGCCAAGGGTGCCGTGATGAACACCGTCGAGGTGCAGGTGGAGTACGCCTTCACCGACGGCGTCGACACCATCTTCGCCCAGGCCCCGGGTGAGGCGTTCGACTCCGGTGACAAGGCCACCGCCAAGGCGATGTCGGTGGCCTACCGCACGGCGTTGATCCAGACCCTCCGGCTGCCCACCACCGAGTCGGACCCCGACCAGATGATGTACGAGGCCGAGCGCCGTGCGCCGCGAATGACCGACGAGGAACTGCTGGCCGCCATCGAGCGCACCGGCGACGTCAACCGCCTCATCGAGATGTACAACGCCCAGGACGGTGGGAACCGCCACCGGACCGTCCAGGAGGCGTTCTCCACCCGTGGCCAGAAGCTGCGCGAGCAGGGCCAGTGAGCGCCCGGCAGGAGATGAACGAGCTCCTGCAAGCCAGCGAGAACCAGCGCGTCAAGCTGGAGGCCGAGCTGGAGGTGATCGTCAAGACCATCGGGGTGGGGCCCCCGGCGCTTCTGGGACTGATCATGCTCGGCTCGTGCCTCGGAGCAATCCAGGGCGTGCGAGCCAGCCTCCTGATCCTGGACGGCGCCACCGCCATCGAGGCTCAGGAACAGGTGCACGAGGAGTACGAGCAGCTCCTCAAGAACCGCTTCAAGGACTTCATGTGAGCGCGCCCTACACGCGAGGCGACGAGGTCCAGGTCTGGGTCAGCGGGCGCTGGGTGAACGGCATCGTCACGCGCGTACCGGTCAGCGGCCACCCCGAGGTTCGCTACCCGACGCCGTCCTCGGACGCCGTCGAGGAGATCGACTCGTTCGCGCCGTCCGAGGTCAAGAATCGGTAGACGCCAGGTGGTCGGGGCGCGTACACCCCCGTACGCTCCCCGACCACACCACATGCTACCCATCCACATCAAGGAGGAGATGATGGCAAAGATCCGCCAACGCGGCCCCGAGGCGTTCATCTGGCAGTGCAAGGAAACCGACGAGGACGGCAACGTCTGCAACATGTCCGGCATGTCGGGCAGCCGTGAGGGTGCCAAGAGGGCAGCCAGGAACCACATAGACGGGACGCACAAGTCATGAACCTGGCCACCGAGATCGTCGAGGCATACAGTGCCGCGTCGATGAACAGCGCACGCACCCTCCAGTCCAAGGCACACGTCCTGGGACCGTCCGACCTCGGTGGCTGCCGCGCCTACCTGGCGCATATGCTGGCCGGCACACCTGCCGATGAACGCGGCGAACCCCCCGTCGCAGCGTTCATCGGCACGGCCGTCGGCGACCACCTCGAACACGCCTACGTCGCCACCCACCCCGGCGCCCAGGCCCAGGTCAAGATCACCGTCACGCTCCCCTCGGGCCGCATCGTGCGCGGCACCGCCGACGTCCTGGACCCCGACCACGGACTCATCGACTTCAAGACCCGCGACGGCCTGGCCACCATCACCCGCGACGGCGCCCCCTTCAAGAACGTCGCGCAGGTCATGCTCTACCTGCTGGGCGCCATCCAGATGGGGCTGCTGCCCGCAGACGCCGAATGCCACCTGGTCTACTTCGACCGCTCGGGCGAGCGGGCCACACCCGTGGTCATGTCCTCCACCCTGGACATGGCCGTCATCCAGGAGATCGAGGCCCGCATCGACGAGGCCGAGTACGCGGCCACGTTCGACCTGTCCGACGTCCCACGGGATGAACCCGCGGTGTGGTGTGAGCGTTTCTGCGAGTTCTTCACCGCCTGTCGTGGAGACTGGACTCCCGGGGGACTCATCGATCACCCCATACATTTGGCCGCTGTCGACCTGTACGTCGAGGGCGCCGCGATGGAGAAGGAGGGCAAGCGGATGAGGAACGAAGCCAAGAAGACGCTCCATGGCGTCTCCGGCTCCACCGGCACGACCAGCGTGCGCTGGGTCAACGTCAACGAGGCCCAGGTCCGCGCCACCGTCCGCCCCGCACACCAGCGCCTGGACGTGCGACCGATCAAGGGCGCCTGACGATGACTGACCCCATCAAGGAGATCACCGTCGAGATCACGTTCTGCGATCCGGCGCACGACATCGTGTTCGGTGGGCCGCTGTCACTTTCGGCGGTCGCGGCCGTCGGCCTCAGCCAGGCACAGGCCCAGATCGAGAAGATCCAGGAGGAGCTGGAGGAGCTGATGAAGTCCAGCATCTCGACGCAAACCTACCTGGAGACGCTGCACCCGATCATCTTGCAGGCCGTGGCCGAGGCGGGACCGCAGGAGCGGCTCGCCGAGCGCTACCCCGTCCTGGAAGCCAAGGTCGCCTACCCGTGCGCCTGCCAGCGCGAGCGTGACCTGGTCAAACATGTCATCGCTCACCTCAACGACAGCCACCACCCCGCCAACCCCGGACCTGACGGGTGGGATCGTCAGAGAATCGCCCAGTGGCTACGAGATCTGCCACTGGACATCACCCACAAGGAGGCACCATGACCAGCACCACGCTCACCCGCCCCGACATCGACCCCGACCTGATCGACGAGATCCAGACCGCCGTCGCCGTCCCCACCCTGGCCGACCTCATCGAGGAGGGCTCCCAGGACACCGTCCAGTCCATCGGCTGGGGCGACGGCGTCTACACCGCCTGCGCACTCAAGGCCGCCGAGTGCGCCGCCGCACGCCGGGGGCTGATCTGACCCGATGAACAAGCCGTTCCTCGTCACGGGGTGCGGCAGGTCAGGAACCGCATGGGCGTCCCACTTCTTCACGAAGATGGGACGCCCATGCGGTCATGAGCAGCAGTTCGCCCCCTGGGCCAACGGCCCACTACGACGCCCAGAATCCTCCTGGCTCGCCATCCCCTACCTGCCCGACATCCCCGACGACATCCCCATCGTGCGCATGATGCGCAACCCGCACGACGTCGTGCGGTCCGTCATCGCCCGCGGATTCCTCCGCGAACGTCAGGGCGCCTACGAGGAGTTCGTCGCCACCCACCGCCCAGCCATCACCGAGGGCCCCGACCACCTCACCCGCGCCATCCTCTGGGTCGGCCTGTGGGACATGCACCTGGACATGTACGACCACCGGGTGCTGCGCGTCGACCACCACAGCCTGGAGAGCCTGGCCGACGCCTTCGAGTACGCGACCGGGACCGCGGCCACGATCAACGACGTGAAGACCGGACTACTCCAGGTCGGTGGCAAGATCAACGCCAACAGGCCATGGCTGGGCGTGACCGGGCTACCCACCGACCCTCAGATCAACCGGCATCCCTACGGCCATCTGATCGTCGCCCGCGCCAAAGAGTTCGGCTACGCATGATCCTGGAGGCGTCATCGTGAGCTGGGAGGAGATCACTCTCGACCTCGGGCTGGATCTCCCCCCAGCTCACGACGCCCGACGCGGCGCAGGTGAAGCCAAGCCCAGGGAGACCACCAGGGCGAAGATCAGATGGGCCAGCTACAAGGTCCAGGACCCTGTCCACTGCGACGCCTGCCTCAAGTGGGTACACGAGCACTGGCCACACGACACCCACGCCCCCAACCGAGCCGTCCTACGACGGACGATCCAGGGCGAACACACCTACTGGTGCGCCGAGCACGGCGAGGCGCAGAAGGAACTCGACGGCGTCTCGCGGACGACGAGGACAAAGAGGTAGCGGTATACCTCATCCTCGTGTACGGTGGCCGCTGTAGACAGACCTGATGGGTCGAAGGAGCGCCGGTTACCGCTTCCACCGGAGAAACCTGGGTTCGAATCCCAGTCCTGGTTGTCATCCACCAGGGTCGTCCAGCGGCCTAGGACGCTTAAACCCCGGCATCCACCCCACATCCATCAGGGCAAACTTCATATAGTGGCAGGTCGAAGATCGCCGGTTACCATTCGGAGGAGGCGGTTGCGGGTTCGAATCCCGCCCGGGGCCCTTCATGGTCCCGGTAGCTCAACTAGGCAGAGCACCTTCCGGCATCAACCCACATCTGCCATGTAAGCGCCTTAAGCGTCAGGTCGACGGCGGCTGGTTATCCACCATGAAGTCCTACGATGCACGACGTAGGCACCTGTAGTGCCTGGGCGGGAGCCCATCGGCCACCAACACACATCTGACGTCATAACTTCACACAGCGCTGGGTCGAAGCGACCCGGTTACCCTTGGTTCGACTCCGAGCCCGCGCCTGACGCGGGAGGCTGGCTGTCCCCGGGACGCAAACCACATCCAGCGCACTCACAAATCAATCGCGGCGGGTCGAAGAGACTCGGTTATCCAACACAAACCCTTGTGGAGTTGGACCACACGGCTCCCTGCTCAACACAGGGGCACGCCGGTGATCAGTCATCCGAGCCTCACACCACATCCGCCGTTCAGACCCTGTCGCGGGTCGACGAACGCCGGTTATCGGAAAAATAACCCGGCCTCAACCCCACATCCGCGACACCCGTCCGAGCGGCGCACCCCCCAGGGGGGTGCGCCGCTTGTCGTTCCCATGGAGGAGAGCATGAAGTACGACCAGATCGACACCCGACCCACCCAGCGCGAGCGCCGCGACCCGGCCCAGGTCACCAACAACGCCGGCGGCTACGTCTACCAGGTCGACGACGCGCAGCGGGTGCGCCGCTTCCTCATCCTCGGCTCCGAGGGCGGCAGCTTCTACGCCAACGAGCGCAGCCTGACCATGCACAACTTCCAGACCCTCCAGACCATGGCCACCAGCGAGCCGGTCGCCATGTGGAAGATCCTCAAGGAGGTCAACAACGGCAACCTCGCCGCCCGCCACTCGACCGTCCTGCTGGGCCTGGCGATCCTGCACAGCCTCACCCCCGCCACCCACACCATCGAGGTGCAGCGCGGGGAGGAGACCAAGAAGCTCCAGGAGCGCCACCCCGTCCGCGACCTCATCGACGACGAGTTCACCAGCTTCGTGCGCACGGGCTCCCACCTGTTTGAGTTCGTTCAGTACGCGCTGATGTTCCGCAAGTGGGGCGCGAGCCTGCGCCGCCTGGTCGCTTCCTGGTACGAGGACCGGGGCGCCGACGACCTGGCCTACCAGATGCTCAAGTACCAGTCGCGCAAGGGCTGGGCCCACCGCGACGTCCTGCGCATGGCCCACCCCAAGCTCACCGGCACCCCGCGCGGCGTGGTCGGCTACGCCGTCAAGGGCACCGAGGACGCCGACTACCAGGAGCACCTGGCCGCCGGCGACCTGCCGGTCGTACTGGACCAGTTCCAGCGGGTCAAGCACGGCGACCTGGCCCCCACCCAGGCCGACGCGCTGACGTGGGAGATGCTGCCCAGCGCCGCACTGGCCGACCCCGAGGTGTGGCGCGCGCTCATCACCAACCGCAAGCTGCCCTACACCGCCATGCTGCGCAACCTCGGCCGCATGACGAAGATCGGCGTGTTCGACCAGGCCGAGTACGTGGTCGCCGTCGGCCGGATACTGGGCGACGGCGACCACATCACCAAGGCTCGCGTGCACCCGTTCAACGTGCTCACCGCCCTGACCACCTACACCGGTGGACACGGCTTCCGCGGCAAGCTGGCCTGGGCGCCCAAGCAGCCCATCGTGGACGCCCTCGACGGCGCCTTCTACAAGGCGTTCCAGAACGTGGAGCCCACCGGCCAGCGCATCCTCGTGGGCCTGGACGTCTCGGCCTCGATGTCGGCGCCGCTGATGGACTCCAGCATCACCGCCCGGATCGGGTCGGTCGCCATGTCCATGGCCACCGTCGCCGCCGACCCGGTAACCACCGACGTCGTCGCGTTCACCAGCGCCGGCTGGTGCCCCGAGGGGCAGTACCAGCCCAACCGGGTGGGCTACGCGCTGTCCTCGGGCATTCAGGAGGTGGGCCTGTCCCCCCGCCGGCGGCTGGACGACATCATCACCGAGACCGGCAAGCTCCCCTGGGGAGGCACGGACTGCGCTCTGCCGATCCTGTGGGCGGCGGCTCACAAGAAGGAGTACGACGCGTTCGTCATCTACTCCGACAACGAGACGTGGGGCGGCAAGGTGCAGGTGGTCGACGCGCTCACCGAGTACCGCCGTCGCATCAACCCCCGCGCCAAGCTGATCGTCGTCATGATGACCGCCACCCAGTTCACCATCGGCGACCCGACCGACCCCGGCACCCTGAACGTGGTCGGGTTCGACTCCTCGGCCCCGGCCGTGATCTCGAACTTCATCCAGGGCAAGCTCTAAGGAGATGGCGCTCTTCATGACGCGCAAGACGAGCAAGAAGCCCCCACAAGCATGACACCCGCTTTACAAGAGCGGGTGTCATGTCCCCCCTGATGTCCCGCAGAACCCCGTGAACCCGCAGGTCACGGGGTTCTGCGCTGAAAACTTCCCCGTATATGCCCCCTACGATGTCCACACGAAGGAGCACATGGTGAGCAGTGAGGACGATTTCCGGACCTACCCGTGGGACGCCGGCGGCGGCGGATACCGCATCCGCGAGCTAGAGGACGACTACGTCGTGTGGCTCGTGCAGAAGGCGTTCACCTGGGCGCTCGTCGTCGGACCCGACAAGAAGCCCTCCTTCGACAAGCACTGGTGCTACACAGGCCCCGAAGAAGCCATACGCTCAGCACGAGCCTGGGACGGGAACCACCCGGTCACCGAACCGGTGGGATGGTTCCGAGACCCCTACACCGGCCGTCGCCGGCCAGGCGGGGACCCGGCACGCGAGTACATCAACCCCTAGGAGGCAACCAGATGGAGGCGTGTCGTGTCGACGGCACCAACGTCGGCCAGAGGTGGCGAGTCACCGGGTTCCAGGCCGGCGACCGGTCGTTCCCTGCTGGAGACATGTGCATGGTCGCGCTGGAGTTCTGGCTGGGCGAGCAGATGTTCTACCCGCTACCCCTCACGTTCGATCCGGAGCTGGCTCGCACGCTGGGTGAGCACCTGATCGAGATGGCCGACCATGCACAGGAGGTACCGCCCGTTCAGTAGGCCAGCAGCACATGAGGCATTAAGCTCCCCGTGTTGCTAACTATCTGGAGGTAGACAGTGAGTGAAAAGCGCAAGCCAAGCGAGACGGGCGCCCAGTGGGTGGAGCGGGTGATGCGTGACCGCATCGCCAAGGGGAAGTACCCGGTGGGCAAGGCGCTGCCGTACACGCAGGTGCTGGCAGGCGAGTTCGGCGTCGGTGCCTTCACGATCCACCGGGCCATGCGGAACATGTACGACCTGCTGGAGAACGGCCGCGCGGCTGGTCGCATCGTGGTGCACACGGGAACCGGCGAGAAGCCCCGTGCAGACCCGGCCCCCGCACCTGAGCCGGCGCCCGGCGAAGCCCTCGACGCGAGCACCGAACTGCCGAGCGTGAACGATGAAGCGGCCGACGACGACGTCGACCATCACATCGGTGAAGCGGAGATCGCTCGCCACAACACAGCCTGCGAGCCGGAGTCGTTCCGGGTCGTCGGCGTGCGCAAGACCGACCGGGAGCCGCGCGTCCTGCTGGAGCTGTGGACCCTGCTGTCCGACAAGTGCGTGCGCTACGAGGGCGACCTCCTCGTGCACGGACCGATCGCCCTGGACGTCGACCTCGCCCGTAGGCTGGGCGACGACCTGATCGAGATGGCCGACCACGCAGAGGAGAAACTGTGACCACTGACGAGCACGACGACCTGACCCTTGAGGAGATCAAGCACCTCTTCGGTTTCCACAAGGCCACCGTGGAGGGCGAGAACGCGACCCTCCCCATCCACCGCGAGCTGCGGCTGGCGTTCATCGACTTCACCGTCAAGATCAACGACCTCCTGCCGCGCGGGCGCGCCAAGCGCATCGCGGTCCGCAACCTGGAGAACGCCTCCATGTGGGCGCACAAGGCGACAGCGGAGATGGCGCCCGTCGTCGAGGAGTAGGACCGAGCAGGAGGTAGATCATGGTCAACCAGCAGCACGCGAACCGCATGCAGCTCCAGGCCCTCCAGGAAGTCACCACCGAGCCGCTGGGCTGGTGGTGGCTGAGCTTCGCCACCAGTGAGAGATTCCTGGGTGTCTGCATCGTCGAAGCGCACGGCATCATCACCGCGGTGCTGGAGGCGAGCAGGAAGGAGATCAACCCCGGCGGGGCGGTGCAGGCATACCCCTTCCCGCCCGGGAACCTCGTCCCCCGATGGGTCAACCAGCTCCTGACCAGGCACGATGTCCAGGAGATGGACACGTGGCTGTACGAGAACTACCCGGACGGTCCGCAGGGGGGATCGTCGAGGTAGCATGAAACCGGCGCGGCGTCACGCGTCACCTCGGGACAGGGCCCTGCGCTGGAGATGGTGCAGGGCCCTGCTCATGCCTGCGGGTAGGTGGGCTGTTTGGCCGACCCGAGCAGCGCCCGGCGAAGCCACACCGGCAGGTGCGGCTCGATCGACCGCACGAGTGCGTAGTAGGCCGCCTGGATCAGGGCCGTGATGAAGATGATCAGGGAAGCCTGCGCCTGCGGGTCCACGTCGATTCCGAGGGTCAGAAGCCAGGAGATGATCGCGCCGGCGAGGATCGGTGCGATCGTCCTGGCCAGGGAGGTGATGGAGTCGTTCATGATGCCTGCCTCTCAGGCCCGGGACTTGATCCGGGCCAGCTTGATTCCCTTGTTCGTCAGCGGTCCGTAGACGCCGTCGATCTCGCCGGGGTAGAGCCCCAGCCGTCGCAGCGCCTTCTGGACCTTCTTGACCGTACGGTCGTGCGCCTTACGTGACCGCGGCCCCCACACCCCGTCCGGCCTGGCGCCCACGCACACCTGCGCGAATGCTACGCCGGAGGGGAACCGCTGACCGGCCCACAGGGATGCGCCGCGGACCGCCTTGACGTGCTTGTCGGTGTTCGGCCCCCACATGTTGTCCGTCCAGGTGCGCACCGCTGCCTGGAGCCGGCGGATGTCGATCTTCCTGGCCGGCGCCGGCTGCTTCGACAGGCCCCCGCCCTGCCCACCACCGCCGAGGTTGTCGGTCACGGTGATGGCGCGGGCCATCTGGTCGAGCTTGTCCGGGTCCCACACGCCAGGGCATGCAGTGGCCTGCCACTTGCGGTGCGGGTAGAGCGGGAGGTCGCCGTAGTGGGCGCGGAGCTCGGCGATCAGCTCGGCCACGGTCTCATACGTTCCGGGCTGGGCGTCCGGGTCGCACTCGATGCCGATGGAGACCTTGTTGACGGCGAAGTCTCCGGCGTGCCAGGCGATGTTGTCCGGGTCGACGATGCACCACACCTGCCCGGCGGTGACGACGTAGTGGGCGCTGGAGCTGCCGTCCTTGCGGCACAGGTAGCGTGCGACGGCCTCCGGGTCGCCGTCGTTCGGCTCGTCACCGAAGTGGCTGGGGTCGCCCCAGTGGTGGATCGTGATCGAGGTGATCTTCTGCTCGCGGCGCCCCGACTGGTTCCGCGACGTGAGCTTCGTGTGGTACTCGTAGGTCATTCGTTGTCCTCCTGCTTCTGGTGGCCTAGGTGGCGGATGAGCCGCTCATCGACGGTGCGGGTGTAGCGCAGGACGAAGCGGACATCGTCGCGTAGCTCCCGGATCTCACCGATGATCGAGCCGACGTTCTTGGTCAGCGTCGCGAGGTCGTCGCCGATGGCGGTGACGTCGTCGCGCAGGTTGGTCTTGTGCCCGTTGGTGGTCTGGCTCCTGGTCGCTTTCAGGTCCGCGCCGGCGTCGGTGAGCCAGGTGGCGACGCGTCTCCAGGCCAGTGTCCCGAGTGCCAGGATCGCCAGGGTGGTGATCCCGGCGATGGCCGCGGACAGGTCAGAGAGCTGTCCGACCTCTGACGGCATCTGCGGTCCTTGTGTCGGGTTGACCTGGGTAGATCCGATCATGCCATCGATGATCGCAGAAGATGACCCTTGTACCGCGAAGCTACGCGGCTTCATAGACGGCCAGCAGGGAGAAATTCGCGCCGTCGCTCCAGGCGAACGGCGTCGTCGCATTCCACAGGCCACCGTTCGCCCCGTTCGCCGCGACGACCCGCGCCGAAGTGATCGGGCCAGTGCCCTCGTTCGTCGTGAACCCCTTGAACACGTTCGAGCCCGTAGCTCCAGCCGGCTTCGCGATAGCCGTACCCATCGGGTACACGAAGCCGGTCGTCGACAACCCCGTCACCGGTGTCCCCACCCCGATCGTTCCCGTGACCGACGACGTCGACCCCAACGCGATGTCCACCCAGAAATGGACCGTCTTCCCGTTCTGCGTGTAGCGCGCGGTCAGCGTCCCGTTACCCACCGAGACGTTCGAGAAGCTCGGCACATAGTCCTGCCACAGCCCACCCGACGCACTCCCACCCGCCATCCACGGCCCCCACGACACCCCGTCCCACCAGCGAATCCACGTGATCCCCGAGACCCGGTTATGGAAGACCTGCTGCGCCTCCGCAACCCCAGGATTACGGATCACCTCCAGCGTGCCGGCAGCCCCCGCCTCCGGGTAGCCCAGCGCCGTCGTCGTCCCCGTCGGGTCCTCGCGGTAATACCGCCCCGAGAACAGGAAGTCGTCCAGGTCGACCGTGTCAGCGATGTCACGCGCGACCAGGTTGGACATGCGGGAGGTCAGGTCCTCCATGCGCAGCTCCATCCTGCGCATCCACTCGTTCATCGACTGCGGCACCAGGTTGGGCATCTCACTCCTCCGCGGGGACGTCGTTGAGCGAGGCCGGGAACAGCGTGACCGAGATCGACTGGCCTGACTCGGCGTCCTCGGTCACCAGCACCCGGTCCAGCTTCTGCATCTGGGACACCTCGAACGTCAGCAGCGTCGCCCGCAGCGGCACGCGCACACCCGGTACGAGCTGGGCCAGCGTGAGAACGCCCTGCGGGTTCAGCCGCGAGTTGTCCGGCACACGCACATGCAGAGGCACCGGGTTGCGCCCGTTCAGGTTCCGTGACGCCTGCTGCTCCAGGGCATCCTCGGTCGGTGCGGTCGTACCGTCCTCGTTGTACGCGGAGTCCACCAACTCCCACTCGCCGTAGAACGGGTCCGTCCCCGCCGGGGCACCGTCGGCGAACGAGATCCCCACGTTCCCCGAGGCGGACACCGAGGCCGCCCACGTCGCATGCTCCGACCCGTACTGCGTCACGATGATCTCCGACAGGAAGTCCGACTCGGTGACCTGCGGTGTCGTGTAGAAGATCGTGTGCGTGTCGAACAGCAGGATGCGGCGACCGATCACCGTGTAGTCCAGGCCCGAGCGCCACGCCAGCGCGTCGACGTCGTCGAACACCGTGGACTGGTAGGGGATCGTCACCTTCGACGTCTCGGCGTCGGTCGACGTCGTCAGCGCCGTCACATACGGCAGCACGTCGATCGGCGGGTCCAGCGCCTCCTTGCGCGACAGCTCCCCTAGCACGTTGATGGCCCGCTGCACGACGGTCTGGATGTTCGGGTAGGAGTTGTCGTACCCCGACCGCATCACCGTCCGGTAGGCGTAGTACATGACGTCCTTCGCGGTCACCTCGATCCGGTCGCGATGCCACCCCATCAACGTGATCGGCCCTTCCCACACCCGCTCGCTGCCGCGATAGATGACCAGCTCGTGCCGGTGCGGGTGCACGCGCAGCATCTGGCGCTGGCAGTCCTCGCTCGGGTCCAGGATGGTGATCTGCCCCTGGGAGATGTCGTCGCGCAGCCGCTCCCACGACACCCGCGAGATCGGCGTGACCTCGAACAGCCGGTTCCCGCCGCCTCGGTCGTAGATGAAGGCACGGTGGATCGTGCAGCCCAGGGCCATCAGTCCTTCACCACCAGCTCGACGTTCATCTGCGTATCGGAGAAGGTGCCGGTCGAGTCCAGATCCAGCGTCACCAGGTACTCGATGCCACCAGTCAGCTCCGGCCAGTCCACCGGACCCCCGTCGGAGCCGTACAGCAGGTGCGTCGCGTCCTGCGTGACGCCGCCGAGCGTCATCGTGGCGGTACGCTGCACGCCGTCGATCACCAGAGTGGCGCCGGCCGGTAGGTAGGAGACGATGATGTCCCCATCGAACGAACAGGGGTCAAGGTCGTCGATGTCCAGGTGGTCCGGGTTCTCCCAGAACCGGATGCGCGCCTGACGTACGTCCTGCGCACCTGCCTGGAGGGTGAGCACCGGGAAGGCGGTCAGGTTCCTGGGGACGGTGCTCTCCAGGATGGTGATGACCGACCGCTGGTACGCGGCGGGCTCGTCCACGCACGCGACAGCCACCGACGGCGGCGCTGGGGGAAGCGGGATCGACGGACAGTCCGGATCTACCGTGATGTCCTCTTCACCCTCCGGATACAGGAGAGCGGACTCCAGCTCAGTACCACTCCACTCCACGCCCTCGAACGTGTCATCCCACACGGTCCCCGGAGTGTCGCCCGGCTCGACCATGTAGCCATCCATGTACAGGAAGCTGGACAGGGCGCCGTTGTCCTCCAGGTGGAACTCCAGCAGATCCAGCTCGTTCCCGAGCGGGATCGTGAAGACGTTCACCACCCGGGTCCACTCATCCGCGGTGATCATCACGGACCCGTTGGTGACGTCGGAGATGGGGCCCGGGTAGTTCACGCCAAGGGTCCAGTCGTAGGAGCCGGACACGTCGGCCGACACGTACACGCTGTGCACGTAGGTGTTCCCCTCGATGGGCACCAGCCCGTCGGTGACCTGGAAGGGAGCGTAGTAGCCGACGATCTGCGTGACCCCATCCCCCTGCACGAACCAGGAACCCACCAGCGGTCCCGGGCCGCCGGCGGACTCGCGTGTGATCGTTCCACCCGACTGGGCGTAGTCGGTACGCCCACCCACCGGGTTCAGCGCGACCTCGACGGACGGGTTGTACATGAAGTTCACCCGCGCCTGCTCCCCGTCGATGCACGGGAGCGCCTCCTGGAGCGTGGATACCGACGTCGGCAGACCACCGGCAAGCACCGGGTTACGGAACAGCCCCGGGTTCCCGGCACGCAGCCCGAAGGTCACCTCCGCCATCCACCCGCATGACGTCTCCCGCAGGTTCGTGATCTGCGGGCCCGTGATGGCCGCCACCCCGTACAGGGTGCGCGTCACATCGCGTAGCGCGTCAGGCTGTGAGGTATCAGCCTCCTCGAAGACCTCCTCGACGAGGACCTCGCCGATCTGCCACTGGAGCGACTCAAGCGACGCCAGCATGACCGAGGCCCCCACCTCGAAGCGCACGGTCACGCTGGAGGAGCCGGGCGTGAACTCGATGACACGGTAGCTCTGGATGAGGTCACCGGTGTCGTTGTCGGCCGCGTAGACGACGTTCTGTGCGATGGCGCCATCGATGGTCGGTTCGCCAGGCACGGCCGCGCTGTCGTACTGGATGGCGTAGTCGATCGCCAGCCGGTACGGAACGCCAGGCTCCAGACCGAACGACGCCCGGTACGGGCCGGTACCCGACCCGACAGTGACACTCTCACCGAACGCCGCAGTGACCGTGATCCACAGCTCGCCGGAGTAGAGGGCGCCCTGCACGTCGATGATCTGGGAGGTGATGATCGCGTCCGTGATCGGGTCGTGCTGCCATCCGTCCGAGGGAGGGGTCATGTCCAGCTCGTTCGTGCTGAACGCGACAACACCCGGGTTCGGTACCCGCCACACCTTCATGAGTTCGAGGTCCAGGACCGTGCCGGAACCGGAGCGCAGGTACACGGTCACCTCCTGCGACCGCGGAACGAAGTCGAGAACGGTCGGCTCGATGGGCGGAGCCCAGGTGGTGCCGGAGAAGTCCCAGTACGTGACCCACTCGACGCCAGCATCGATCTCGCTCGTGGAGGCGTCCGGCGGCCCAGACCAGACGTAGCCGGGCGTGTACCCGTCGAAGTAGCTGGTGGAACCGCTCGGGGATGCGAGCGCGCCCCACACGCCGAACTCGGTACCGGCCGTGATGGCGGCGGCCGTGGTGTACCGGACTTCGAGCTGGACGTAGGTGGCGCCGATACCGTTCGGCACCGTGATAGGGCCCGAGAGCTGTACCCACTCATCGATCGACGTGTCGGTGTCGACGATCACGTCGACACCGACCTGGCCTCCAGCAGAGTCCAGGTACCGGGCGACCAGCTCGACCGTGGACTCCGCGCTGGAGAAGGCGTAGGCGCTGAGCGTCAGATCCCACAGGTCCAGCACGTCGATCATCTGGCCCAGGTCCATGGTGTCCGTGACGAAGATCGTGTCCGCCGCCGTGTCGGACGGGTAGACGTACTTGCGCCAGCCAAGACCAAGCGGACCGCCGTCGGAGACGTCGAACTGGTTCCCGGCAGGCACAGGGGTGATGAGCGTGCCGTCGAACTGCGAGTCCAGCCAGCGGGGGTTCTCCGCGAGGTTCGAGTCCGGGGTGACGTCCTGGCTGCCGATCGACACCTCCGTCGGGGTGCCGTCCAGCTTCAGGCGGAGCTGATACTGCTCACCGGGGATCAGGCCGGTGACGGTCCGCCACGCGGCCTTCTCGGCGTCACCGGTGTCCCAGTTGAACTGGACCGAGGTGGGCTCTGCGGTGATCGTTCCTGACGTGGACTGCCACAGCGGTGCTTCCACTTCGTAGTCGGTCAGGTCAACTGGCTCGAACGCGGACGGCGGGTACTCGACCACCTGCGGGCAGGCCGCGAAGATGCGCGCCTGCTCCCCGTCGCACTCCTCGGAGTCGAGGGTGTTGTCCAGCCAGGAGAACCCCTTGTCCAGGGCCTCCCGTGTCTCGGCGAACAGGGCGCCGCGGACCATGAGGTCGCGGCCGGCGCGCCGCTGTGAGGTCTGCACGGAGCCGTCGCCGACCAGCTCGACGTTGATCGACTGCCGCGTCGAGGTGGACAGGCCCTCGATGGCCGTGGGGTAGAAGCCGAAGAACAGCCCCGTGTCCGGGTCGGACGGGTCGAACCACGGCGCAGGATCTGCCGCAGGGGTCGTGTAGGTCTCATCCAGGGCTTCACCGAGGTCTGCGCAGTCCTGGCAGTTGTGCAGGCCGAAGGAGGACAGGTCGGTGACGTAGGTGAACACGCGGGCGGCGTTCGCGATCTCGCGTCCACCCACCTCCAGGTAGCCGTCGTACGGCATAACCCCCTACCTTCCCCGCGCGGCCAGCGCGTCCATCGTCTCCATCGCCACCAGGCGCGGGTCTGCGAAGGGGGTCACGATCGTGATGCCCCCCAGATTCGTCGTCGAGCTGCTGCCGGCGGCTGCGGTGCCGTCGTCTTGACCGAGCTGGCCGAGGGGCGTGTTCAGGCTGGACAGGGCGTCGGTGTTGATGAGTCCCGCCGCGGTGGCCTGCACAGCAGCCTGACCGGCCTGCATGCCCAGGATCAGGCCCTCGGTGATGTCGCGGCCGTAGTCCCGGAAGACGCGGGAGGGGGAGAAGAGGCCCAGCACGCCCGCGAACGTGTTCGAGATCTGCTGGGCCAGGAACTGGGCGAGCCCCAGCAGACGTCCGGCGCCGGACTCGATGCCTCTGATCAGGCCGTCGATGATGCCCTGTCCGCGGCCGAACAGGTTGATGTTGAACACGTCAACGATCGCGTCGGCCACGCGCGCGGCGGCGCGGCGAACGTTGGTGAACGCGCCGGACAGTCGGTCGAGCAGACCGTCGATCCGCTGGAGGGAAACGCCTCCGTCGCGGATGCCGGTGATCGCCGCGGTGGTGCGGTTCACGAACCGCACCAGATCGGTGACGACGCCGATGATCTGCTCGAACGCGGTCAGGATCACCAGCAGCGTGGCCCGGTTCTGCGGGGAGTCCAGCTCGTCGATCAGGTCGCCAGCCTGACGCAGCACGTCACCGACCTCGCCGATGATGGTCTCGGCGTCCTCGAACCAGCCACGCAGCTCATCACGTCCCGCCTCGGTGTTGAGCCACGCGTTGAAGTTGTCCAGGATCTGGGTGAGGTTGTCGATCATGCGCTGACCGAGCCGGTTGCCGTCCTCGAAGAAGTTCCCGAAGGTCTCCGACACCGAGGTGATGAGGTCCCAGATGCTGTCCAGCAGGTCAACGGCCCGTTCCATGAAGTCGCGGATCGCCTGACGGCCGTCCTCCTGCCCGGTCCACTCGGCGAACCGCTCCACGACACCGTTGATCCGCTCAAGGAAGTCCTGCGTGGCGGGGGAAGCGGCGGCGAACATGTTGAACAGCGCCAGGCCCAGGTTGCCGATGATGGACAGCAGGTTGTTCATGATCGAGGGCAGGAAGACCTGGAACGTGGACAGTGACTCCTGGAACGCGTCTCCCTGGATGACCTCGGCGAACTGGCCGAACGCGAACCGGATGTTGGCCGCGACGTCGCGCAGGATGGGGTTGATGTCCGCGCTGAGCACGTCCACCACGGACCGGATGTCGCCGGCCAGGCCCTTGAACAGCTCTCCCTGCACCAGCTCGCGTACTTCGTCGACCCAGTCGCCGAACGGCTTGAAGACGCGCTCCTGCTGCTTGGACAGATCGGAGAACGCGATGGCCACCGCACCCACCCCGGCGCCCAGGCCCAGCAGGATCGGCCCCAGAGCTACCAGACCACCGGCAAGCGCACCGCCGACAGAGACCGTCAGGGCGACGAACGCTCCGGACAGGGCAGACAGCAGCGCGATGGCAGGCCCGAGGATGCCGACGAACACCCGGAAGGCGATAGACCCCAGGACGAGCTGGACCAGGAAGCCGTCCAGGCTGGTACCCATGGCCTGGATACGGTTACCTGCGTTCAAGAACAGGTTCCCGAGCGTGCTCAGTGGGCCGCGGACATCGGTGATGCGCTCACCCAGGCGCCGGACGCTGTCGCCGACAGCACCGAACGTCCGGTCCAGGGCCCGCAGCACACCGGACCGGACGAACTGGTCCATGGAGCCGATCAGGTTCAGGAAGTCGTTACGCCCCCCCTTGAGGCGCCCCAGGCCGCGGTTGAGCCGATCCACGCTCACCACGGTGGTCTGTGCGGTGTCGGCCATCCGTTCGATGGCCTGGTCGATCGCTCGGATGGCCGAGGTGTCGCCTTCGTCGATCCGCAGGGCGCGGCGCAGGTTCCTGCGGATGCGGTCCGAGTTCCTGGCGACGTTCCGGGTCAGTCGGTCGAACCCGATGTCGGTACGCCGCAGCTCCTCGATCACGCCTGGCAGCCGCTCACCGAACTCCTCGGCGAGCTCCGAGAACGCCCGGCGTGCGGCCTCGGACTCGCGTCGCATGACGCGGGAGGACTCCGAGACGCCCTCAGCCGCGCGGCGGAAGAACTGTGCGGCGTTGTTCGCCGACCGGCGAAGCTGCGGGCCCAGGTTGCGCTCGAAGGTTTGAGCGACCCGGCGGGCCGCCTCGTCCTGCTCGTTCAGTGCCTGGATCTGCTCCCGCAGGGACCGGTCCAGCTCGTCCTGCTGCGCCGCGCGGCGGACACTGGACGCGTACGCGTCGAACGAGTCGCGGATCTCGTCGAACTCGACCCGGGTCACCTGACCGTTGGCGGCCAGGGATCGCAGCCGGCGCTCGAAGGAGGCCACGGCGTCGTCCAGGTCGTCGAACTGGCCGACGAAGCCGGAGAAGTCCAGGTCGGCCACCGACCGGTTGAACGCGGACACGACCCGGCCGAAGCGGTCCTGGATGGCGCGGCGCAGCCCGTCGTTGAACTGCTCCCCCGACAGCTCCCCGTTGGCACGCATGCGACGTGCCAACCGGCGCCCCAGGGGGGACAGCTCGGCATCGAAGCCGTCGGAGAACTCCTCCCCCGCCTCTGACCCGGCCTCGGCGGCGGCTCGGCGTGCCTCTCGGCGCAGCTCCCTGCGGAAGGGGCCGGTACGGGCGTGCACGTCGATGTACGCGTCCCCGATGTCTGTGCCGAGTGGCATCCGTTCTCACCTCCCGCGTGCTGTTGCTGCTGTGGCGGCGGCCTGCTGGAACTGCCGCATCTCGTCCTCGATGACTGCTCTGGATGGTTCGCGCCGGCTTCCCGGCAGGGGTTTCAGGAGTTCGGCGTTGAGCCGCTCGATGCCCTCGGTCAGCGAGAGCGTCTCCAGGCCGCGGCCTCGGACCTCTGCCAGGACCCAGGCGTAGACGGCGTTCAGGAAGCGGTTGAAGGCGAGGGCGAGCGGGTCGATGCCACGCGTCGCGAGTTCGCCGTCGAACGCTTCCCAGTAGATCCCTGCGTACGCGATGAGTCGGACGCAGGCTTCGTAGGGCGGTTGCCGCTCCACTCGGTGATCAGGTACTCCAGGACTTCCTCCAGGTCGTAGATGTCGAAGCCGGACTTCGTGTTGAGCAGCAGGCCGTTGACCCAGCGGGCGACGTCGTCCGGGACGGTCGAGGCGAAGAAGTTGACCAGGCTGCCGGCGATGTACAGGGGGTTGCCCTCTGCGCCGAGGACCGCGCCGACGTAGGCCAGGGGGCCCGAGCCGGGGAACTCGCACACGATGTCGCGGTCGAGGATCGTGATCGGGACTGGGGGGAGGTCTTCGTCGTCTTCGCGAGGCTTACGGCTTCGTGTCACATCACCGAACTGCTTCATACGTCCTCCTAGAACAGGTACACCCGAAGGGTACCCACTACAAGACGACCGAGCGAACACTAAGACCACCCAGACCACGTCTACCGAGTGCCAGGTTCATCCCCCGCGTCAAGATGTCGTTCCCCCCGAACCCTCGAACCGGCCCGCTGGTGAACATCGCCGGCACCCCCGGGTACCGCTTGCCCGGCGCCCGGTTCACGTTCCCGAACGGGATGCCGCGCCCGACCATCGTGTAACCGATCGGCCGGTTCGGATGCGGTGGCTGGGGCCCGTGACCCATCAGGAAGTGCACCGCGTACGGCACCCCACGCGTGCCCACCCGGGCCGTGCACTGGTCGCGGGAGTTGGTCTCGACCTCCCAGTCCAGCCCGTGGAACAGGTCCCCGGACCCGATCGGCGAGAACTGGCGGGCGTACCCCCACCCCTCCCTGGCCACGTCCTCCATGTAGTCGTTCACCAGGCCGCCGTTGGCCACCAGCCGGTCCAGTGCGCGCTGGGAGATGCGCACCTCGACGTCGACGTCGCCGCGAACCATCAGTAGCCTCCGTAGGAGACCGACCAGGCCCCCCCTACCAGATCCTGGGGGCCCAGGGGCGTGTAGGTGCCCAGAGACAGGCCGTCACCGGGGTAGCAGCAAGTGATGGCGTACGAGATCGCCGACATCGTCGCGAGCTGCAACCGCGTCGCCTCACGCTGGGCCGCCTCGTCGGGCGGGGTACCCTTCGCGGACATCTTGGGGGCGCAGTGCAGTACCCCGATGTCGAACGTGGCCTCCAGCGGCGGCTGACATCCGGTGTTCGCCGTCTCGGTGAGCGGCACGATCGTGTCCAGCCGCACCCACGCCAGCCCCGAGGAGTAGTCCCACGACACCTCCGCCCCCGGCGCCATCCCGCAGAAGCACGCGCCCGGCATCAGGCCACGCTCGGTCAGCGTGTCGCACAGGCACTGGCGCAGCGCCTCCATGACCGGCCAGACGACGGTGTCCTCGGTGTAGTCCTCCGGTGGGACGACGCTCATCAGGCCCCCCAGGTGGTGCGCCGGGCGGGCCGCGCATCCGGGGAGTAGATCCCCGAGGGCAGCGTCGCGGTCGGGTTCCAGATCCGCACCCAGTTGTCCACCGTCTGGATGCCCGTGAACCCCCCGGGGAAGTCGACCTCCTCGGGGGTCATCTGCATGCTGATGCCCTGCCGGGTCACCGACTGCACGTTCCGCGGCAGCGAACAGTCGGCGTTGACACACGCGCGCGCGAACTCTGCGGCCAGCAGCCCCGCCACGTAGGAGCCGACACCGTCGACCGGGTTGCCGTCGAGGTAGGTCACCGAGAAGGTGCCGACCTCACCGTTGGGGAGGTTCATGTCCTGGCAGACGGGCCAGTCCTCGCCGTCCTGACGCACGAGCTTGTTGCCGTTGTCGACCCGGTAGGCGGCCTGCGGCAGTACGACGCCGTCGACCTGGACCTGGTCGACGCGCCCCGCGTGGCCGGGCAGGATCACCTGGCGCACGCGGGTGCAGGAGCAGTCGTCGTTGCGGCAGCCGCACGCGTTGAGCCACTGCCCGTTCATGATGTAGGGGGAGAACGTGGACCCGTACACGCCGGCGAACATCAGTCCCGGGTCCGGTGCGGTCAGCCATGTGCCAGGGACGCAGTCGCGCTTGCACGGGCGCACCGTGATGGGGCAGCCCCCCACCCGGAACCCAGTGAGCATGCGCAGAGACTGCACGGCCAGGGCCTCGGAGATCGCCTTGGCCTCGGGCGTGATCTCCTCCAGGATGTCCGGCGGGCACACCTCCCAGTTCACCGGCCAGCACTCGGTCAGCAGGCCCGGGAAATCGCTGGAGGTGGCGTCGAACGCGGCAGAGAACGCGGCCGAGAACTCGTTCTCGACGCTCATCAGACCACCGAGCCTGTGGCGTCGACCCAGTCGCTCCCGTTCCACCAGATCGGGATGCCGAGCGTGTTGTCGAAGTACCGGAAGCCCAGAGCCCTCGTGGTGGGCCGCTGAGCCGTGGTCCCCGCTGCCGCGTCGGTGCGTAGCCGTGTGGCAAGGACCCTCCCGTTGCTGACGTGGGAGTCGGTCACGTACCCGACGAACGAGGACGTGATCGAGGTGGTCAGCGTCCCCGTGGACGAGGAGTAGAGCGTGTCCCCTCCAGAGAACGCGGACGTGTTCAGCCCGCGCACCAGCCCGAACAGGGTGACCTTCCCGTTGGAGTTGTTCGCGATCTCGTGAGTCGTCAGCCCGAGGATGCCGCCCTCCCCGTCGTCCAGTGCGATCGTGGGCCGCGTGGCGATCCCGCCTGTGACCCGTACCGCGCGCCCGTTCGGGATCGTCGCACCGGAGTTGTTCCGCACCTCGGCGAAAAACTCGTGACCGATCTGGAGGACGACGCCGGGGATGTCGGTCATCACCTCCGGGATGCCCTCGGTGGTGTTCCAGTGCATATGCCCGGTCGTGTGGGCGGGTATCGGGGGACTCGTGTCGAACAGGATGCCGTCCACGGCAGTGGCACCGTTGAAGCGCTCCCAGACAGCCGACACGAACGCGCGTACATCGTCGGCGTCGATGTCGCCCGTCGTGTTGTCGGGGAACCGGGCCTCGACTTCGGCTTCGGTCGTCATATCCTGCTCCTCCTCCGGTCAGAGGTGGGGCTGCATCTCCTCAGCCCCACCTCCTCGCGCGTTGTCTTGAACCGGTCAGGAGACGGTGACGTCGCCCTCGACGATCGAGTCGTTGCGGTAGGCCGTCCACGAGTACGTGCCAGCCTCCACGTAGGTGTGCACCAGGTCGCCGCCGTCGGCGGAGTAGTCCCACGTCTCGTCCCCGAAGTCCATCCACCACGGGTCGCCCGAGGACGGCGACGGGGTGAAGGTGACCTCCAGCCCGTCGATCGTGGTGTCCACGGCCTCCAGCGGGTCGTCGGTCGGGTCCAGCAGCGGACGAGCGCCACACAGCGCCTCGGGCGGTGCGACACCGGTCTGGATGAACAGCAGGTGGTCGGTGGTGGTCAGCGGCGCCAGCAGCGGCGACGGGGCGCTCATCGCGTCCAGGACCACGTCGTACGGGCCAACACCCCAGGCGTTGCCGTCCTTGGTGGCCGCGTTGGAGATGGTGAAGGCGACCTCGGCGTTCTCGATGGTGAAGTCGCCCACCACGCCGCCCTGGAGGAACGGCAGAAGGATGTAGCCGAAGTTGCCCTCGGCCCCGTTCTCGCAGCCTGCCGTGCTCGGGGCGCCGGCCCAGACCTCCAGGGCGAATGCCTGGTCCTGGCTGCTGACAGCGGTGTCCATCGTGAAGCCGACCACGACGCCGAACGCGTCGGTGACGACGCGCTGGCCGGTCATGAGGGCGAACAGGTCGGGGTCGACGTTGCAGAACGTGATCTCGACCGTGTAGCCCAAGAGGCTGGGGTTGGCCGGCACGTAGATGCACCGTTCACCCGAGGCGTCCGGGACGTTGATCTCCTCGCCCTCGTCGATGTTGGCCGTGTAGGCGACCGAGACGAAGCCCTTGGAGGTGACGACGGAGTCAGGGCCGTAGACGACCCGGCCGCACGAGTCCAGCCGGGTGGCTCGAAGCATCCGCCCCCGGACGTAGCTACCGCAACGAGTAACCATGGGTCACTCCTTTCCGTTGACGAGGTTGCGGATGTCGTTGCGAGACATGGCCTCGGTGATGGGGAGGCCGACTGTCTGCGCGTACTCGGCGAACGCGTCACGTGACGCGTTCCCCCGAGGCTTGTCAGGAGCCGCCGCAGGCACCTGCGATGGGGGCGGGTACTGGACGCCCTCGTGGACCTGACCGACCCCGAGCGCGGCCTCCAGGACGTCGTCCGGCACGCGGTAGCCGGTCACCGTCGTCTTCACGACGGACGACGGGTAGCCGAGGGAGACGGCAGTGTCGATGAGCAGGCGCGCATTGGCCTGGGATCGGGGCCCGTAGGAGACGCTGGTCATCCTCAGATCACCAGCTCCACCAGGACGGCGTACTTGATGCACTCCGCGGCCACGGCGATCAGCCGCTCGGCCAGCGCCTGCTGGAGGTTGAGCCCCTCACCCACGGCCAGCACACGGTTGACCACCACCGGTCCCCGGATGACGGTGACCGCGCCGGTGACGTAGATCCACGCCTCACCCGCATCGGCCGGGGTGCCGTCAGGTCCGAGGTTGGCGGAGTAGCCGCCACCGTTGGCCACCAGGGAGCCCTGCATGGTCATGACCGTGAAGTTCAGGTCGTGCTCCAGGACCCGCTCGGAGAACCCGATCGTGGCGGTCCCCCGATCCATGTGGAACACAGGCAGGCCCCCGTAGGTGGCGCCGGCCTCCGCCTCCAGCAGGGCGATGCCCTCCCGGACGGTGACGGCGGTGCCCGGGGTGGGGGTGATGTCGGTGGCACCGAACAGCAGCTCGGACATGACCTGCTGCTCGACGGCGATGTCCTCAGTCAGCTCCAGGCCGCGTTCGGCCCAGCCGGTGTCGTCCTCGTGTAGGTCCTCACACCGCACGCCCTTGTAGACGGCGAACGGGTCGGTGGAGGTGACGACGTCGGTCTCACCGAACGTCTTCTCCGCACGCTCACCGGCCGTGATGCATGCCGGGTCGTCCAGTGCGGAGGCGACGCCGCAGTTCTGGGACAGGTAGCGGAACCCGGAGGCCCCGATGTGCGGATCGCCCTCCATGACGTTCGCGACCGCGTACAGGCCCCCGGGAGACGCTGAGACGCTCGGGGCCTCGATGTAGACAGGATTTGCCAGTGGCATCGGCCGACCTCCTTCCGGTCTGGGCCGGGCGGGGGTTCTGGGCCGTCAGAACCCCCGCCCGGTCAGATCACTCGGCGGGGGCCTGGCCGAAGCACTGCTCGATGATGGCGGCGGCCGTGTTGCCCGAGACGCACAGGTCGAAGCTGATGCGGCGCGGGTCGTGGCAGACGTTCGCCAGGGCGATGCCCTCCTCGGCGAACATCGCGGTGTACGTGTTCGTGGACAGGCCGACGGAGTCGTACACGGCGTCCAGGCGGATCACGTCGTCGGTCAGCATCACGAAGGTGCCGGCCGGGTACATGATCGTCTCCAGCGTCGTGGGGTAGTCCGTCGCGATCCCGGCGGTGTCCACGTCGAGCTGCTGGTAGTTGTACAGCCACTGCACCCGCAGTCCGCGGTTGGCGAAGTGGGCGTCCAGCATGCCGTCGGTGACGTTGGTCAGGTCCACCCCGGTGCGGTTGGACAGGTCCGCGCGCAGTGCCGGGCGCACCCAGTACGGCAGGAGGACCTCCAGCGTCGCCGAGCGGGCCATGCGGAACCGCTCACGCTCGCCCTCGGCCACCAGCTCCAGCGCCGTCAGGATGCTGGTCGCGTTGGCCCACACGTCCGGGACCGCGATGGCGGCGCCGGTGATGGCCTCTGCGTCGGCGATGAGCCGGGCGGAGATCGCGTGCTGCTGGGCGATGAGGGTGCCCTCGATGTAGCGGCGCACCAGCTCGGGGTAGGCGGCGTTGGTGAGGATGCCGGCCTTGACGCACACGTACGCGGCGTCCAGGCGCACCTCCTCGAACGGGGGGCACTCGACGTCGATGCACAGCTTCTCGGTGCCGGCCTCGGCCTCTGCCTCGGTCTGGAAGGCGGTGGCCGCGTAGGCGTAGAAGTCGGCGAAGTTGGGGCCCTTGGTGAACTGGATGCCACCGCGGTCGACCTGGACCGAGGGCAGGTCCCACAGGCCGTCGGTCGACTCGATCGTGCACAGGTCGTACAGGGTCTCCGAGGGCGCGCACCAGCCGCCGGCCGCGGTCAGGGAGCCGCCACGCAGGCGGGACTCGACCGAGGCGGCCTGGATGAGTTCCTGGGTGGTGCGGTAGTTGGAGGCGACCAGCCCGTCGGTGCGGTTGAACGTGATGGAGGCGACGCCGTACCGGTTCTGGACCCGGCCGACCTTGCCGCGCGGCATGGCGCGGAAGCGCTCCATGAAGCCGCGTGCGACCTGGTCGAGGTCGGTCAGCTCGGAGCCCATGACGAACCCGGGCACGTCGGCGGCGGCCGTGATGGTCGGGACCAGGGTGCGGGGCTCGACCGGCTCGGGGGCGGCGCCGGCGGCCCGCCGGGTGACCTTGGGCTTGGCGCGCTTGGCGCCGGCGGTGACGGGCTCCGGCGCCGCCCGGCGTGTGGCCTCGGACTCCGGCTCCGGCTCGGGCTCGGGGTCCGGCTCGGGGTCTGCGGCCTCCGGCTCGGGCTCGGGGTCCGGCTCGGGGTCTGCGAGGGCGGCTGCGGCACGCTCGCGGGTGGCGGCGCGCTCGGAGGCTGCGGTGTCCTCGGCGGTGATCTGCTTGTCGGCCTCGTCCCGGAAGTCCAGGAGCCTGTTGAGCTGCTCGCTGTTCTCGTCGGTGAAGTCGTCGTCGTCGATGGCGTTGAGCGCCAGGGCGGCCTGGTGCGCGCTGGCGCGGGCCTCGCGAAGAGCCTCGCCCGAAAGGGCGCTGAGGTCTGGGAACTCGAAGTCCATGTCGCACTCCTTGGATGCGTAGGGCGTGGTCTTGCACGCGCCCTATGGGCACCCGGTCGTGCGACATGCTTCTGTGCCAGATCGTAACAGATGAGGCTGTTAGGTACTGTTTGTGGTGTACCTCTACGTGAGCGGGGCCCCCGTGTGGGGGCCCCGCGAGTCACTTCTTCTCGTACTTCCCACCCTTGAGCGCCACCTGCCGCTTGGCCTCGATCTCCGACCGGTAGGACTTGGTCGAACCGTCGGGGAAGGTGACCGTGTAGGTGGCCTTGCGGGCGTCACGGTTCTTGCAGGCACATGCCATCGCTCCTCCTCAGAGCCTCTTGGCCAGCTCGGCACGCCGCGCTGCCCGGAACTTGCGCTTCACCTCGCGCGCCTTGCGGCGCCGGTCCAGCTCCGCCTCGACCTGGCGGGCGAAGTCCCGCACCGACAGGCCACCGGGCAGCTTCTCCTGCGGCGGCACGATGCCGGCGGAACGGATCGCGGTCTGGCGGCCACCCGAGGCGGCGATCGACACCCGCGGGATGGGGAAGCCGGGCACGTTCACCGCGAGCGCCGCGACCAGCTCGTAGTCATCGGCGATCGTGCGCCAGTCCCCGGACAGGGTGGCCGCCTTGAACTGGCGCACCTGCTCCTCGGTCAGGTCCGGGCGCATCGCCCCGGAGAACCAGATGCCGTGCTCGTCCTCACCGGCCGCGACGTCGGCCACCACGGTGCCGGTGTTGTCGTAGTGGGAGGCCGTGGCCTGCGCGGAGAGCCGGTCCCCGGCGTGCCCGATCCCCATCGTCAGGTTCCCCACCGCGATCTCACCGCCTGTGGTGTCCACGACGCCGGTGCGGAAGTAGGCGTAGTTCGACGTCGAGTGCGGCGCCGTGGTGCACACGTCTCCGTTCCCGACCGACAGGCCCAGGCCCGTGTGGCAGACCTCCCACTGGGCGATGTGCCCGAACACGCGTCCCTCCTTGGTGACGGTGACGGGGGTGGGCATGGGCAGGTTCGGGTTCTCGAACCACTCGGCGGGCAGCACGTCGGCCTCCTGGTAGATGGTGAAGGCGGACGCGATCACGGCGCCCGAGGTCAGGCGTGCGTGCTCCCCGGGCCAGAACCCGAGCGCGTCGAAGTGCATGTTCGCGCACAGGCCCGCCAGGTAGTCGGGCCGCTGCACGTACTTGGCGAGCTGGGTACGGCACCGGTTGAAGTCCCCGGGCGCGCCCCAGCGGATCTTCGCGGCGCCGGCCCCTTCGGTCCAGTAGCGGCGCAGCCGCGCGGTGTCGGTCGGGTGAGTGAGCCATCCGGGTGCGTCCTTCGTGATCGCGGGGATGCCGGGCACCTGGAACGTCTGGCCGGCCGCAGTCAGGGACTCCGGCGGCTCCTCGTCCAACTCCCCGTAGGCACGCACCAGGGCACGCTTGCCTGCGGCGATGGCGCTCGCAGGGGCACCCTCGACCTGGTCGATCCGGCCTGCGGCGTTGTGTACGGCCGCTCGGGACAGGTCGCCGTTCGGTTCGCGGATCGGGACCGCGTAGCGGGTCTTGGCGGTGTCGAACTCCTCGCCGCGGTCCACCACCGTGGAGCGGACCCACTGCTCGTCGGTGAACCGGCCCGCCGACCCGTCCCACGGCTGCTCGCTGATCGCGAAGGTGCGGTAGATCATCTGCTCCTGGCACGGCGCGCACCCCGATGCGGCGAGGGTCAGCACGTCCTCCCAGGAGCCGAGCTGGGCCCACGCCGTGGTCAGCGCCCCCATGTCCACGAGCGTGGCGCCGCGGATGCGCCCGGAGATGACGTGGGCGACACCGCGCTCCTCGTCGACCTCGAACTCCACGTCGTCCATGTCCACACTCAGGCCGACGCGCCCTTCGGCCAGTAGTCCGAGCACCTCGGAGGCTTCGGGGGTGAGCATCAGGTGCCCGTTCCACAGGATGCGCTGCCCCTCGCGCCACGCCTGGGTGATGGTCGCCACCCGTACGGCGCCGTTGTGCTCCCCGGTGTCGTACTTGACCCAGCGCAGGGCCATGGGGCCGTCCTCGACGGCGATGACGGGCGTCTCGCCCTGGATGTGGCGGCCGTCGCCGGTCTCTTCGGTGTTGTCCACGAGCACGCCGTGGATGGGCACCATGCCCGGGTCGAGGTCGGCCTGGTCCATCAGCTCGTCGATCTCTTCGTCGGTGACGGGGTCACCAGTCTCTTCGGCGGCCTCTTCGGTCACTGCTGCTGCCACGATGTTTCCTCCCAGAACTGGTCGAATGACGCATCGGCAGTTGATCCACACCTCGGGTGGCCCGACCGGCTGGCCGGGGAAGTCCAGTTCCCACTGCCCGACCTGGAACGGCTGGCCCACGGGCTGCTGGTCACCTTCGAGCGGCACGTGCAGGTCACGTACGTCCGCGTCGCGCATGGTGACCCACTCGCGCAGCACCAGGTCCTCCTGCCCGGTCTGGGCCTCCAGGGCCAGTGCGTTGGTCGAGGCGTTGATCGTGTAGACCGCGACCCAGGTCGCCACCCGCTCCACCTGCGCCGCGTCGGGCGGGTCGGCCGGCCGGCTGGTCTGGGCCAGCGACTCACCCAGCGCCTCGAAGAACCCAGCCGGCGCCGGCACGTCGCCGCCATCCTCTTCCTGGGTGGTGTCCCAGATATCGCCAGCGATCAGCGCGATCTCGGTGTCCCACGCGGGCGAGCCGAAGACGGCCAAGCCCTCGCGCACCGCCGTGCGAAGCCGGTCGATGGCTGTGTCCTGGCTGGCCCGCCGGCGGGCCACGAACTCCTCGATGTCTGCGACCAGCTTCATCGTGTCTCCCGGACCAGGTTGATGAAGGAGCGCATCATCGCCGGGTCGTGCGGCTTCTGTTCCAGGATGATCGCGCGGGCGTAGGCGTCCAGGCTGTCGGCGAGCCTGCCTGCCTCCACGCCCCACTTGCCGGCGAACCGGTCCACGGCACTCCAGGCGTCCTCCAGGATGAAGTTGAGCGTGGAGGTGTCAACCTTGTGGAACAGGTAGGACTCGGCCGCCGACACCCCGGGGATGGCCTTCTGCCGCTTGTTCTTGAGCCGGTTCCCGGCCCGTTCCAGGGCCCGGAAGACCAGCACCTCACACGCGGCGACCATCGCGTCGTCCCGGTCGGGCGGTGAGTTGTCGGGGTGGTCCTCCAGGGAACGGGTGGGGCGTGCCTCGTGCTGGCCGGGACGCTCGTCGTCGGGCGCGTTGGCCTCCGGGACGACGTCGAGGCGGATGCCGAGGGCTCGCAGGGCGGCTTCGACGATCTCGGGCTGGGTCTGGCCGCCGGCGACACGGTCCAGGAACCAGCGACGGTGCTCGGCGTCGTCCTGGATCTGGTCGGGGCGGAACCCGGTCTCCTCCACCAGCGCGGCAGAGTTCAGTACGCCGCGATCCCACAGCTCCAGGGCTTCGCGAGACCGGTTGGGGCGCAGCCGCATCTCGGTGGTGTCCACGCCGATGGAGTAGGTGCGTGCTTCCTCGGGGTCCATGCCTTCCTGGATGAGCATGGGGCGCAGGTAGCCGGTCGCGAGGTCGTCGGCGATGCGGTTCAGCAGCGGCTCGGTGTGGGACTTGATTGAAGATTCATCGATCGACCAGGCGTTCCAGTGCGACGTGTCACCGGCGCCGGTGAGGATCTCCGGTGGCATGTCCATGCTCAGGGCGAGGCGGCGGATGGCCTCGGTGCGCAGCTCCACCGCGTGCTCGTCCAGCTCGGACCACAGCTTGAGCAGGTTCACGTTGCCGATGGCCTCACCGTCGGCGGTGACGATGACCGGGACGTTGGCCTCGGGGGAGTCGCGGTTGATCATGGCCCGGCCGCCCACTTCGCCGAGCATGTCGGCGAACGCGTCGGAGTTGCCCGTGATGACCTCTCCGTTCTCGGTGCGTACCGCGAAGGTCATCCTGTCCGGGAGAAAAAGTATGCCAGCGCCGATGAGGCGGGAGTCGACCTGGGCGGCGACGTGCATGGTGAGGCGTTCGATCTCGGACAGCAGGGGGAGGGCTGCTCGGGAGGGGGAGGTGGCTTCGCGGCGGTCGGCGGGGTGGGGGCGCCAGGAGCGCATGACGAAGGCGTCTTCGGGTTGGGGGGAGCCGTCGATGAGCCAGCGCTTGCCGTCGGGCTTGATGCGCCCGGAGGCGACGACTTCCCAGCAGTCCTGGCCGGTGTTGTCTTCGGTGCCGACGATGAAGCATTCGCCGGCGACGGTGTAGTGGACGCCCATCTGCTGGAGGGCGGTGGAGCGGCCTTGTTCGTCGTAGAAGAGGGCGTCGACGAGGATGGCGGCGGGGTCGGTGGTGTCTTCGACCTTGCGGGGTCCTTCGCCGGTGTCCCTCGTGGCGTGGAGCTTGGCTCGGGACAGGAGGTTGCCGACCCAGTTGACGGCGTAGGCGTATTCGCCGACGGTGTTGAAGAAGTGCCAGGCAGCTTGCTGCCAGCCGTCGCCGGTGCGGGAGACGCGGGTGTGGTCGTCGGCTCCCTTGAAGCGTTTGGCGGCGGCGACGAGGGTTTTGGGGGCGCGGGTTGCGTTGTCGATGTTCTTGGGCTTGTTGCCCAGTCGTGCCATGTCACTCCCCTGTCTTGATCGCCAGCCACGACGTGGCTAGAGATGCTGCCATCCATCCGTTCAACAGCCACCAGATGGGGTGAAGTCCGGTTGCTGTGGCGAAAGCGAGGTTACCCGCTACAACCCACGGTGCCGCACACCAATGGCAGTCAACCAGGTCGTACCAGGGTCCTTCGTCGGTCTTCGCGGCCCACCAGGCGCGCAGCAAAGCCACAGGAGGCCACGCATCGTCCACGATCAGACGCGTGATGCGGGCACTGGAGGCCACACCTACCACGATGGCGGCAACGGTGTAGAGGATTTCGGTCACGACCACGATCGTACCGCCGGCTTCTTGAGCCGCCCGGGGATCACGTTCCCCAGCTTCATGTGCCGCCCGAGCTGGACGGCCCCCGCGGGCAGCGGATTGTCGCCGGCAGGCTTCCTGCGGGCGACCTGGACCTGGGCGGGACGTGCGTGGTCGGACAGCTCGTGGGCCGCGTGCACCATCGCGTCCATCCGGTCCGGCGAGGACCCCTTACCCGGCACCCACTCACAGAGCTGGGTCTCCAGCTTCACCAGCCCCGGCACGTGGCGCACCTTCGTCTGCTCGTACAGCGAGAAGACCGGCTCGGCGCGGATGAGCTTGCCGCGGGTGGAGTTGACCTCCCTCACGCGGGGGAAGGCGGAGATGTTGTCCAGCACGGCGCGCACCATCTCCCCGCCGTAGTTGTTCTCCGCCACGATGGCGTCCGCGTCCCAGTGGTCGTACAGGTCGATCGCCCGCCGCGCCCACCGCTCGGGCGTGTACCTGCCAGACGCGTCCGCCAGCACGTACAGGACGCCGTCCTTCTTGCCGACCACGACGATCCCGGTCTCATCGGACTTCTTGCGCGCGGTACCGGCCGGGTCCACGCCAACCACGATGCGGTCCATCGTGTGCGCCAGCTCCTCGATGGACCCGGCCACCTGGATACGGGCGGCTTCGATGAGGTCCCACGTCCACAGGGCGCCCTCGACGTCCTCCAGGATCTCCCCGTGCAGCTCCTGACGACCCAGCCTCGTGCCCTCGAAGGTGGACAGGATCACATCCCGGAACGCGGGGTCCAGGTTGTCCAGGTTGGCGTAGGTGGACACTCGCACCAGCCGGGTCCGCGGATTCTTCACCAGCTTCTTGAGCCACGGGATCGGCGTCGGCGTCGAGGTGACCAGGGCCTTGGCGCCGCCGGGCACGCCGTCCACGCGCAGGGCCATCAGGAGGTTGTCCCAGACGGCGTCGATGAGGGGCATGTGGGCGGGCTCGTCCAGCCATGCGACCCCGAACTGGGGTCCGCGGAGGCTGTCGGGCTCCTCGGCCGAGATCCCGAAGACCTTCGCACCGTTGTGGAAGGTGAACTCGCGCTTGGACGGCTCCCACGTGTACGGGATCTTGGCCCGCTCGCACACCCGGATCAGTCCGGACTCCCCTTCGACCATCGTGGCGCGGATGTCGACGCCACGACGCCCGATCATCGCCATACGATCCATACGTGCGGACATCTTCCGCACGTATTCGGCACCAAGGCGCGTCTTCCCGGCTCCGCGACCACTCGTACACACCCAGTAGCGCCAATCGCTGCCCTCAGGGGGCCACTGGTCGCCTCTCGCGTGCTTGTACTCGGCGCCCTCGTGCGGCTGGCCGTCGCACTCGCGCCCGCGCAGGCAGTACCAGATCTTGCCGGGCTCACCGTGCTCCTTGAGCAGCGCGAGAGCCTTCTCCTGCGCCTGCGGGGGCCAGTTACGGAACTCGTCGGGGATCTGTAGGGACACGGATGGCCTCCCGGTGCCGGCGGTAGGCGAGCCAGCACCCGGTGTGCCAGTAGCCGCCGTGCATGCGAATGCCGCGCTCACCCACGTGCAGGTGAACGCGGCACCTGGGGCATGCAGCACGAAAACGCATCTTCATGCCCCCATGGTCGCATGCTTCTACAACCAGTCCCCGAAGCCCTCCCCATCATCTTGCTGTGCCAACCCGCGTCTACCGACATCACCGAACGCCAACGGCTTCCTGTTCAGGGCGCACAGCTCCTCGTACGACATCCCCAGATCCCGCGCGATGAACACCGCCAGCGCACGGCGCACGTACCCCGACATGCTGATCCCCCGCTCCTGGGCGGCGCGGCGCAGGTAGATACGGAACATCCAGTGCATCGGGATGCCGTACTGGTGGTTCGTGTTGCTCTCGGACGCCCGGCGCCGATTCATCCGCTCCAGCACCCGCGCCTCCCACCCGTCCCTGGCGCCGGGGTCGTTCATCGTCTTGCCCTCGGGGTGCGGCACTAGTCCTCCTCGACCTCGACGTCGAGGATGTCGGCCTCGGCGATCTCGCCGTGCACCTGCCGCGCGGTGGCCATCACCCACTCCTCGATCTGCCCGACCGTCGGGTTGTAGGTGACATTCATCTTCGCCGGCGCGTCCGCCCCGTACAGCTTGATGTGCCGGTCGATCGTCACCAGCGCCGTACGCGCATAGGCCAGATGGTCAGGGTCCTTGGGGCTGGTGGCCCGCCGCATCAGAGAGGCCAGGATGCGCTCCAGGCGGCGAGCGTTCAGGTACCGGACGTGCTCGACCTCCTCGGGTGTGTGCGTGATACTCGCCAGCGCGTACTCCACCGCACGCCTGGCCGTGGACCCGTCCTGGAACTCCAGCGCCTTGGCGATCTGCTCGAACGAGGCCCCATCGATCCGCAAGCTCAGGGCCGCCGACGCCCGGGTCTGCCCGACGATCTCCCCGGCGATCACGATCTCGTCGTCCTCGCCCACCTTCTCAGCCGCCTTGACCAGCTCGGCCGGCGCCTTCTTGTACGGCTGCCCCATCAGTCCTCCCTCATCCATCCTGCCCAGGTGTCCACCCGCAGTTCGGGCACTCGAAGATTTTGGTACCCCGCTGCTTCGCGAACTCGGCGTCGTCGAACTCCAGCGGGTTCTCGATGCTCGCACGCAGCTCGTCGACGTCCTCGTCCCCGTACCCGGTACCGATCAGCCCGATCTCGGTCTCCTGGAGTTCGGCCAATGTCTCCAGCAGCAGCGCCGGGTCATCCCGCCCCAGGCGGGTGGTGCGGTTGTCCCCCACCCGGATACGCGCCGACTCCTCGGCGTTGGTCTCCGCGTACATGACCGGGATCTGCGTGGCGCCCAGCTCTTGCAGGGCGGCGTAGCGGCCGTGGCCGTTGACGATCATCCCGTCGGCGTCAGCGATGATCGTCCCGTAGAACCCGTTCGTGGCGATCGAGGCGACGATCTCATCGGTCTCGTTGCAGTTCTCGTTGTGCGGATTGGGGCGGATGTTCTCGATGTCGACCAGGTGAGGCAGCGAGTGCTCGTGGAACCAGACGTTCACTGGGGCACCCCCGCCAGGATCTCGACCGTGAGAGTGACCCTGTCACTCTCGATGTCCGGCGTCAGCATGGTGGACACCGACGCGATCTCCGCGTTCTGGCCGGCGATCCACCGGGTTCGCCGGATGCAGTGGTGCAGGACCGCGTCCATCAGTCCGGGGTCGACGTCGCCGTTTGCGTGCCGGCGGATGTCGAGCATGTGGGTGTACTTGAACGCGCGCATCACGCCGCCTTCCGGATCTTCAAGTGCCGGTCCAGCAGGCGCCGCAGCCCCAGCCCCGGCGTGCTACCGATACGCCGTAGCGCTTCACGCTCGGCACGGGAGACCTTGACGGTGACGGGGAAGCGCCGGCTGTTCGGGTCTGGGGTTCTGGGCATCACAGCTCCTCGATAGTGATCTCCACGCGGGGTACGCCTTCCTCGACGTACTCCTTGCCCGCCCGGAGCTGCACGACCAGCGAGTCATCGGCGAGGATGCCCGGGGTGTGCCCGCTGGGCTGGAGGGCGTCCAGGACGGCCCGCACCAGCTTGTCCAGGTCCCCGGTGGAGCGCAGGTGCGGGTACAGGCGATTCTTCGCAGACGCCGGCCGCGGGAACCAGAACGTGAGCGAGACCCGGCACGCGGCATCAATGACCGGTAGCTCCATCCCGAACACGTGCCGCAGCGCTGCGGCACGGATGCGGCTCATCCACGGCTTGACGTTGGTCTGCTCGACCAGGCGCCCCCGTCCCACGTGCTTCAACGAGCCCTTGGGAACGGGGACGCCTGGAACACTGAGCTGGATCATCAGTGCCGGTGGTCCGGGTTGGTGCACGCGGGCCTGTCGTCAGGATCGGTGATACGAACCTGGATCGAGATGCACAGCTCGCCGTCGAACACCTCGATCCCCGCACCGGGGTCGTCGGACTTACCGAACGCGTCGGAGGACACGATGAGCGACTTCACGAGCGCGTCCCCCTCACGCGACAGGACCAGATCGGACGCCATCTGCGCGATGTCGTGACCGATCGCTTCCTCACCCAGGTCGCGGGCACTCATGACGGCCTGGTCGTACAGCCCCCGCGACGACGGGTCGATCACGGCGTCCCACTTGCTCACGTGTTACCTCCTCGGTTCGCGGTACACCTGGATGCTATCGGTTGGTGTTCCACACACCATGCACCTCCCGTCCATGAACGCCTCGTGTTCACACGCCGGCTCCTGTTCCGGGACGTCGTCCAGCATCCGGCGCAGAACACGTGCCGCCCACATGTGCAGCGCGAGCGCGACGAGACACGTGGCCACCAGCAGCACGACGGCGCTCACGTGTTCCTGCGGATTCTGTACTTGATCTTGCGGTGCCGCCCGGAACACGTGGTCGCACGCCGGTGGAGCTGGGACAGCGTGAAGTCGACGGCGTCCTGTTCCCGGCACACCTGGCAGCACGTGTCCCGTCCCTCCCGTTCCGCCGCCCACAGAGTGGCGTGCCACTCGTTGCAGGCACGTGTTCCCCGCCGCTGCTCGGGCACGTGTTCGTGACACCACAGGCACCTGTTCTCATCACGCGTGTGTTCCAGCCGTACCGCCCGCACCTGTTCCACTCGCGGGTCCACCTGTTCCTCGCTCACGTGTCCTCCTCCATCCGGTGCTTCACACGTTCGCCCACCTGCTCCAGCTCCAGCTTCATGTCCGGGTGCAGTTCCCGGATCAGGGCGATCTGCTCCAGGAACACGTACCGCGTGAAGTTGTAGCGCGCGTCCTCCAGCGCGTTGTGCTGACCGGACGGCTGCTCGGGCACACGCGGGTTGCCCAGGCGCAGGACTTCCTGACGGATGTCGTTGGTCCACATCGGGACGCCGTCGGGCAGATCCATCATGGGGCCCCAGAGCTGCGCGAGGGCCACGTGGTCATACGCCCCGTACCACGCCCACAGCTCCGGCTCACCGGTCAGGAAGATGCGCACCTCGCGGGCGATCTGCGACTTCGGCTTGACCGCGGGGTGCGCGATGTCGAACAGCCACCCGGTCGCGTAGTCGGCCTGGCCGCCGGGCGGCAACGGGAGCGCCGGCACGACGTTGTCCATGAGCCACCTGTTGGCCAGGATGCGCCGGAACGGCATCTCGGCGTTGACGGCGTAGTACTCGCGCCCGTCCTCGCACACGATCCCGATCGAGATGAGGTCGATCGTCTTGCCGTCCTCGATGAACTCGGTGTCGTAGAAGTACTTCGTCACCGGGGCGCCTTCTCTCGCATCTCGCGAGCCTTGATGGCCAGCTCGTCCAGCGCAGCGCCCCGGTGACCGGTCAGGTGTTCGTAGACCCCCAGCGCGCTGAACGCGACGCTCAGCACCCGGTCTGCCACCTGCTCGGCCGAGACCTCGCCGTCCTCCTTGATGATGTTGCGCCCCTGGGAACGGATGTAGTCCCCCAGCGCTTCGCCGGCCTGCTCGGCGATCTTGCCCAGCCGCAGCGCGGTGCGCGCTTCGTCATCGGGCTGCGCAGCGTCGATCTGACGTGAGAAGTCCGAGATGTCCTGCATCAGCATGTCTGTGTTCACAGTTCCTCCTTGAGTGTTGGTCGGGTAGAGGTCAGGAAGCAATCGCGCAGCTTCCTGACCTCACTGTTCATCCAGGGGCTCCTGGAGTTCCAGCACCCGGTCTTCGATGGCCCGGCGCATGAACGCGTGCCGGCTGTCGTGCGGGTCGTCGGCGACGAACTCGTCGATCCACTCGATCGTCTCCATGCCCAGCCGGACCGACAGCGCGATGGTCGGTCCGGTCCCTGCTGCTCCCTGCGCCTGGGCTCGCGCAGCAATGGCCAGCAGGCCCAGGCGCACCTGCCTGGGCATGCTCTGGTCTTTGATCTGCTCGCGGATGGCCTCCGCGATCCTCCTGTACGTCGTCACCTGACCTCTTCCTCCTCGATCTCGGCGACCCACTGCATGATGACTTCTCGCAGCATCGGGCCATACGGGGTACTTCGGTAGCTGGCGATGTCGATCACCGCGTCGTACAGCTCGTGCGGGACGCGGACCGACAGCGTCGTCGAGTTGACGTGCTGGCCTCCCATGCGCCGCATCCTAGCGGTAAACCGCACCAGGTGTGCACCGCTCACCCGCCCGTGGAGCCAAGGCACTGACCTGCGACGACGCTCCGGCCACCACCAGCAGCAGACCGCTCCAGAACCCTGCCGCCGACCATCGGGAGGCGGCACACCCCACCGCGGAGGCCAGAACGCGCGGTAAACCGCCACAGCGCACAAGACAACCCCCCTGGGGAGTCGAAGACCCAGGGGGGTTGTCGCTCTGATCTCCGGCCAGAGACCGCCCGGAACGCGATGACAGACCAGGCGTCGGCATCCCAGGAGACGACGGTAGGGATGAAGACCCGCCGGTGCGCCCCCGAAGGAGCGAAACCCGTAGACGTCCCCCCGGCTTGGGACGAAGAGACGCCGTGCAGGCACCGTAGCACCAGGTGCAGACACTGTGCACGTAGAGGTGTACCTCTACCAGACCCACACAGCACCCAGACAGCACGAAGGGATGCAGGTGCTCCAGAGTTCTCGCGTCTTTTCGCGTCTGGTGTGGGGGGTTGGTGTGACTGGTCTAGTTATCCCCCCGGCGGGGCGGGATATAGGACATGGAACAACACGCAGGGTGAAAAAAGAACTAATGCCCTTCTTTTTCGCCACAAATACGGACATACCGGGGCATCCCGACGGTTATCCCGGGATAACAAGCACCACCGGATGATAGATTGGCGAAGCCAACCCACCCACAACCGAACGGACAACGCCATGACCGACACCGCCCAGTTCCTGGCCGACCACTACGCCGCCATCGGCATCGTCACGCCCATCCTGTTTGAAGAGTGGTGCCGCGCGTTCGCGTTGTGCGCGCTGGTCGTTTCGTCGACGATGGCGGTCGTGAACGGGTTCGGTTGGCGCTGATTTTCGGGGCCCCATCCCGCGTAGGCGGCACCGGTTCGTGACCGGTATGGGGCACTGTGACAGCTAAGGCATAAGGGGTTTTTCGCCCGTGATGGCCGCGTTGTCCGCGTTGCTTGAGAATTGAATAGAGGTATCGGATTCACTCTCTGGGACACCACTGTCCTAGTGGTGTCCTCACACATACCGCGTTATCCCGGGGCGTTATCCCGGGATAACTCATGGAGGTAGACAACATGTCTGAGAACATTAAGGTGAACACGGTCAAGGCCGAGCCGGACGCAGACGCTCACGCAGCGCTGTGGCGGGCACTCAAGCTCGCCGCTACGGCGGAAGCGAACGCGTCGGCCCACACGAACGCCGCCATCGTGGCGTGCGGACGTGCGGGTCTGACGTACGGGGTCGCGCCGGACGACGTGGCCGAGCTGGTCACGAAGACCAACTACAGCCGTGCGACGCGTATCGACAAGATCGTGAGCGCGTTCGGTTACACCCTGGCGACCGAGCTGGACGGTCCGGGCGACGTCGAGACGTTCGCGGGCCGGTTCGGTCTGGGCCGGATGTGGGTGAACGACGCAAAGTCGATCCGGCAGACTCTCGGGATGGATGGCACGGGTTCGAACCGTGCGGAGGATGCGGAAGTGATCGGCCGGGCCCGTGAGTTGGGTCTGACGCTGGACAACGTGGCCGAGTGGAAGTCGATCCTGACTGACGCGCTCACGACGTCCGAACCGGAAGGTGACGACGGGGAGGCCGAGACACCCGCTCAGAGTGACGAGAACAGCCCTTCCGGCGCCGAACAGACTCCAGCGGCCCCCAAGGTCGAGGGAGACTCCAGCGGACCGGGAACGGCCGTACAGGAGACCGGGCCCGGTGACGTCGAGACCGGAACCGCGTCCGTGTCTGCGGTTCCTACGGTGGCCGCGATCGTGGCTCACGTGAACGACGTGGCCGACGCGCTCCACCGACACCGACAGTCCGGCACCGACGTCACCCCGGCGCTCCTGGCAATCGGGGCACTCACCCGGGCGATGCCGGAAGCCGAACGCGAACAGCTCGCAACCGTGTTGGCGGAGTCGATCGGGAAGGTACTGCGTGCCAAGCCCAAGCCTGCCGCACCCAAGCGGCCCAGGGAGCCCGCGAACGATGCGGACACCGTGCGCAAGGGTGAGGTCGCAGTGCTCGACAAGGC